CCAATGCACAAGGGAGAATCAGCGCAAAATCGACATGCTGTCCCTCTGACATGTGGGCGCGTGCGCCGATTGGTTCTCCGCCCGCCGCGCCCTTCCGTCCGGGCGACGCCACCTCCGCTCTCTTGCTATACCCTACGGTTCAATACGCCAATGCACAAGGGAGAATGTGTCGCGGCCCGAAAAAAGTTCTCGACATCCGCTCCCCCCGGCCGGCTTTATCCGCTGCCATGACGACGACTCGACAGGTGGGCGATGTCACGTTCCGGCCCGGGCTTTACCGGCACACCAAATCCGGCGGGCTCTACACCGCGCTCGGCATCGTGCGCCATCACGAGACGGGCTACCCGATGGTTCTTTACTACTCGCACGCGCACGCGACGCTAAGCGTGCGGCCCCTCTACGGCTACACAGGACCGCGGTGCGCCGATCCAGACGGCTTCGCGGACCGCTTCGAGCTTGTTACCGACGGGCCCGATCCGGCGGCCCATCCGTCCGACTTGCCCGAGGGCGTGGCGGCGGTGGAGCTCTGGCGCTCGCACACCCTGCTTCGGAATTTCAGCCTGGTCGACGCCGCGCTGGTTGGCGTCACGGATCCCGAGCTCGACACGGGTGACGCGCGGATTGTCGTAACCCGACCGCCCGAAGGCGCCGCCGGCACGTGAAGCATCGCCCCTCGGCGTGGCGGTTAGGGTGCCTCGCGTGGACGAAATGGGGCGAGGCGGGGCGCACCATCACGTTCAGCGGCAGGGGCTACACCAGCCGATGGCGGCGCGTCATCTTCGGCCTTTGGCGGAAGGTGTAAACTCGCTCGGGGGTTGTACCAAATGTCGGTCGTCACGCTGCTCGTTCTGCTCTTGGTCCTCTACCTTTCGACGCTCGTCGAGGATGCGCGCGTGCGGCGCGTCTTTCAGGTGGTGATCGTCCTCTGCATTTGCCTCTGGGTGCTCGACTTCGCCGGTGTTCTCGACCTCGACGACCTACGGGTGCGGCGGCGTCGGTGACCGCGCCCGACCGCTGGCTTCTCATTCTCTTCGCCGTCGTGATCCTGGTCCTCTTATGGACCGCTCGGGCCATCTCGGTCTAGCGCTCCCTCCTGCTTTTCTCGCATGAGCGGCGCGGCCCACTCGTCGAGCACGTCGGGCACGCGGCGAAGGCACTCGGGCCGATCGTTGCAATAGCGAGCGTTCAGCTGGACGACCGACCCGGGCGGCCGCGGCATCTCGACCTTGCGGTGGGCGACGGAAATGAATTGGTTCTCGCGCTCGACCCCGCAGGCGTGGCACTTCCAGGTGCCGAGGCCATCGACCACCCGCGCGACGGCATCGCGCGCTTTCGTTTCATGTCCCTTCTTCTCCGTTGAGTGGTTCTTCAATTCGCGCAATTCCGCGTCTAACCTGTCAATCTCCTCACATAGAATCTTCAGGGCATACGTGTGTGGCGGCCAGTCTTTCTCTGGCAGTTGCAACGTGTGGGCAAGCCGAATGCCATGGCGAGTCCCGAAGGCCGCCATGGCGCGCCTCAGCCGCTCCATGGCGGCCCCCATCAATGCATCTCGCATCTTCACACCCCGAAGTTGCTCTTGCGGATCACGTGCAGCAGGAGGTCGGCCATCGTCAGGGATAGCTCCTTCGGCAACTCAGACGTGCGAACGGTGAGTGACCCGTCCGCGTGGCGCGCCATCATCACGATTCCTGTGAGGTTGCCATCGCGGAGCCAGCCGGTCAGCTCGTCGACGACCCTACCGGGAGTCCACGGCCCTTCCGGCTGGCCCTTGCCGCCCTCGATGATCTGCAGCTTGCGCACGTTGTCGGGCGCGGGCTCTGGCATCGTCACGCCGGTAACGACATCGCGGTAGCAGTCCGCGCACATCTCTTGGCCGGGCGCCGCCGCGCGGCCGCACCCGAGTCGGCATTGGCCGGCGCGGATGCCTTTCGCGAACAGTCGCACGAAAGCGTCGGGCGGCATCGACCCGCTCGCCTCCGTCATGCACTCGAGGCAGAGATGCATCTTCGGCATCGCGGTGCGATCGCAGGGGCGAGCGTTGTCGGCGCCTATGCACTTGCCGGGAGTTTCGCTCATAGCCACGTCTCCACAACGGTCGGCGAATCCTCCGGATCGCGCGCCGTGCACACGAGGCCATCGGGCAAGAGAGCGCGCGCCTCGGCGAGCGTATCAGCGACACGGGCGTGACGCGTCGGTCTCGCCTCGGGCCCCCAAGAGACGTGCGACTCGAAGCGCCGCACGACGATCTTGCCTGGAAAGTCGCTGACGTCCTTGAACACCGTGAAGGTTACGAACACCGCCGGCTCGGGACTCGGGCGGAAGAAGGCCTCGTCGTTGAGGTCGGTCATGCCGAGCAGCTTCCAGTCGCCGAGGATCTCTTTGGTGTGCGGCGTCGCCACCTGGTCGTAGCGCTCGACCCATGGGCCGTAGTGGCCAGAGCGATCGTTCTCGGCGACGGCTTGCGCTATCGAATAGCGGGTCGTGTCGAACGGCTGGTAGAGGCGCGCGAAGTCGTCGGCCGCCACGGCGAGGAACATGCGCTTGCCGTTGACGAGAAAGCCCATCACGACCGCGTCGCTGACCTCGACCCAGGCGTGCGAGACGACCTCGCGCCCGGTTGGCTTACAGAGCCCGTGCACGACGCGGTAATTCGCGCGCGTCTCGGCGTCGGGTACCCCTTGCACCACCATCGCAATGAAGTCGAGGGCGTCGTCAAAGCATCGGCGCGTGAGCTCGATACGCGCGTCCGGCGGGATCGGTCCGTCGCTTTGGAAGACAGGGCGAGCGCGCAGCATCTCAAGCCACCGCCTCGCTCGGCGCGCCGCCCCGCTTCGCTTCCATGACAACGTTCTTACCGCAAGAGGCGAGGTCTCGCGAGCGAGAAAACGGCGCGGGGGGTGGAGTTTCGGTTGTGCCCCTGATACGTCGGGGGGGAAGACACGCGGGGCCGAGGTTGACGCTAATTCATGGAGCCATGTAACGTCCTCTCGACATCTCGCGGCGTCCGGGCCGGCCGGCCCGTCGGGTACCTCCGACGGTGGGGAGTTCGAGTCTCCTAGCCGCTCTCAGAAAAAAAACCGAGCAAGCATGAAAAAGGGCCCGGGCCACGCTAGCGGCTCGGGCCCTTCAGTTTTTCTTCTCGAGCTCGTGGCAGGTAAGGAATCGGTGCACCTCGCGCTGGGTCACGAGCCACGACTCGACGTCGTTGTGGAGCTGGTCGAGATCTTCGATGCGCGCCGATCGGAGCGTCGCCATCTCGGCGCTCTTTCCTTCGAGGTCGCGTACGTCGCTCCGGACCGTGTCGACCGCCTTCAAGAGCTCTTCGATGTGGGCAATGAGGCGCTCGCGCTTCTCGTGCGGGGTCAACGCTTGACCCGGAGCGGCAGGCCAGCGTAGCGGCCGCGCTCGGTGAGCTTGACCCGGAGCGGCAGGCCAGCGTAGCGGCCGCGCTCGGTGAGCTCGTCGAGCCGCGCCATGGCGGCCGTAGCGTAACCGTCGCTCGCGAAGACGAGCGGCGTCGGCGCGTCTTTGCCGACAACGTCCTCCCACTTTCCCTCGCGGAAAGCCTCGAGCTGGACGGTGCCGAAGTCGAGCGCCTGTTGCGGCTTAGGGATCGCGAGCCGAGGGGCGAGCGCTTTCGGCTCGAGCTCCGGCACATCGAGGCCGAGCTTGTCGGCGAGCCACTCGGCGACCATGCGGCGGTGACACCAATTTGATTCGGTGAACGGCGGCACCTCCCAGCACATCAGGATGGGCTCGCTGCCGCCGGCGAGCGATTCGAGCTCGGCGACGACCGTCTTCGGGTCGAGGCGGTCGAGCTGCTCGAAGTAAAGGCGGGTGTATTCTTCTTTGGTCGCAGTTTTGAACCAGGTGCCGGGCGCGAGTTTCGGGTAGAGGCGAAAGCCGGCGGTCGTGCCGCGGGCGTAGCGCGCGATCGAGACGCGGCCGGGGCCGTCGTAGGTACGAAATGAACCTGTCTTCATGGGGGTGCTTCTATCTTACGGTATGACTGCCAATGCGCAAGGGAGATTAGTTGACGGTGAGGCACGTCGCGAAGGCCGAGACGCTGGCGTTACCGGTCGTCGACGAGTGCATCGCGTCGCAGTACCAAGCCGTCGGGATCGAAGTGTCCGGCGCGCCGCCGTAATTGTTCGCGTAACCGCGGGGGTAGCCGCCGAACATGATGACGTCGACGGGGTTGGACACGGTGCAGGATCCCGAGAGCAGCACATCTTGCGCGTCGGCGCAGGCGGCGGCGACGCTCATCGCGCCGGTGGTCGCGATGATCTGTTGGCGCACGACGTAGATCGCGTCTCGCGCGATGGCGGTGCCGGCGGCGCCTTGCAGCCCGCGGTCACCTTTCGGGCCGGCGGCGCCGGGGGCACCAGGGGCGCCGTTCATGCCGCTCATGCCGGTGGCGCCCGGGGCGCCGGGGAGGCCTTGCGCACCAGGTGCGCCCATGGCGCCAGGCTGGCCGTCCTTACCGTTCGCGCCGGTGGCGCCGGGTAGGCCGTCTTTACCGGGTAGTCCGTCTTTGCCGCCATTGGTGCCGGCGGGGCCGGTGTCGCCTTTGGGTCCGGCGGGGCCAGCGGGGCCGGCCGGGCCTTGCGTGCCGGCGGCTCCGGGCTTGCCGTTCGAGCTGATGTCAGCGTCGGGCGAGCCGCAACCGATGGCGGTGAAGAGGAGCATGGAGGCGAGGACCGTTACACCAGATTTCGTATTCATACCTGATCCCTACGGCGGCATTCGCCAATGCTGAAGGGAGAAAGAGAAAATAGTGCACCCCCCGTGACTGGCGTGCCCATGGGCGAATCTGTTAGCGGTCTCGATCGGGTAGGGGGCATGCAGGAGAAACCAGAGCACGACCGGGCAAGGGCCCGCGCGATAGACGCCCTCGAGGACGCCGCGAAGGGCCGCACCCTGCTCGAATGGGGGTGGGTGATCGTAGTTCTTGCCGCCTCCGTGACGCTCGGCATCGCCATGCGCGAATGTAGGCCAGGCAGCGTACCCGGACAGCCCGACCCTTGCCCGAGTGCTCGAGGTGGCGAGTGAAGCCGGGCATCGCGCTGCCGGGCACTTTTGCCGCAGATCTGCAGCGCGCGCGCGAGCGGCGCAAGCTCTCGCGCGGTGAGGTCTCGAGAAGGATGGGCGTTCGGCCCGAGCTCGTCTCGCGGATGGAAAGCGGCCGCTATCGGCTGCGCGAGGATTCGGTGCGGCGCTACGCCGAGGCGCTCGGCTGCGCCGTGAGGCTCGCGCTCACGTCGAGGGGGGAGGCATAAGCCGCCATGTTCGCCGGCGCTCTACCGAAGGATGTCCTTCGTCAGGTTTCGACGGTGCTGCCGCTCGAGAAGCTGCCGCTCGTCTACGTGTGCGCGACGGGCTCTTTTCTGATCGAGCAGCTCTGTCAACAGCTTGGCGCCAAGGGGCGGATCGTAAGCAGCGACGTCTCGCTCGTCACGAGCGCGCTCGGCACGCTGCGCGCGACCGGCTCGACCCTGCCCTTCACCTTCAAGGACGACTTTGCGTTCGTCGACGAGCTCGTCGGCGACGACGGGGCGAGGCGCGTCGCGGCGCTCCTCGTCATCGGGCAGATGTCGAAGCACTTGGCGAAGAACGACCACGCGGCAACGCACCTCGCCCACTACCGCCTACACTTTGCGGGCTACCTCGAACGCACGCGCGAGCGCGTTCTGCGGCTACTCGAGAGCTTCCATCTCGACGCGTTCGTCATGCGCGACTTTCTCGAGCACGCGGCCGAGGGCGTGAGAAAGCAGGCCGCCATCATCGCGTTTCCGCGGGGACCGGAGCGGCTCCCTCGGCTCATCGATATGGCCATCTCGTGGACTCCGCCCCCTTCCGAGCCTTGGGAACCGGCCGAGCTTGCCGACTGGGTGAAGGGACTCGAAGCGTCGAGCGTGCCCTTCTGCGTTGGCACCGATCGCGAGCTCGCGGGCGTCTCGCATGTCGGGATGTTCGAACAGCTCGGGCGCAAGAAGCCGCTCTATCTTTTCGCCTCGGCCGGCTCCGCGTATTCCCGGCAGGAATTCAAGCTGGCGAAGTTCCGCTACCGTCCGATCGAGCCCGAGAAGATCGGCAAGAGGAGCGTGCTGAAGATGGTGCCGGCGACGGCCGAGGAAATGAATTTCCTGAAAGAGCGCTACATGCAAAAGGGGATTCGGCACACCCCGGGCAAGTGGAACTACCTCGTCTTCGTCGACGACATGCTCGTCGGGGGCGTCATCTACATCATGCATGAAACCATCAACGTGCACGCTGATTTCTGCGTCTCGCGCGAGCGTCGCCTCTCGAAGCTCGTCGCCCTCGTGGCGACGTCGGCGCACATCATCAGCCAATTCGAGCGGCGCATGCTCATCAAATGGAGCTTCATCGAGACGACGGTATGGACCGAGAAGGCCATCTCGATGAAGTACCGCGGGGTCTACACCCTCTTTGGTCGTCGAGAGCCGAGCGCGCAGACCGACGGAAAGCGCCGCCTCATCTACCATTCGGTCATTCGTCCGCAGTCCCCCCAGGAGCTTTTTCATGAGTGGTTCCGCAACAACGCCTCTGAAAACGCAGCTCGTCGTTCGCAAGCTAGCCGACCTCGTGCTTCTGCCTGAGGAAGAGAACGCGCGCTTCATGCGCAACTCGCAATTTCGGCAGCTCACCGAGAACCTCAAGGCCGACACGGTCCTGACATCGGTGCCGCTCGTCTACCGCGACACGGTCTACTCGGGCAACCATCGGGTGAAGGCCGCCCTCGCCGCCGGCATCGAAGAGGCGCCGGTGCTCGAGCTCGTCGGGCACGTGACCGAAGAGCGGCTTCGCGCGCTGCAGCTTTCTCACAATGAGCTCAGCGGCGAAGACGATCCGGGCGTCCTCGCGCGCCTCTACGGCAAGCTCGGTTTCAACTGGAAGCGGTACAGCGGTCTTACCGACGAGCGTGTGCATAAGCTGCGCGAGCTTTCCCTGAAGAACTTCGCGGTCGGCAACCCGCGCTACCAGGAGCTCGTCCTGCTCTTTCTGCCCGAGCAGCTCGAGGTCTTCCAAGCCGCGCTCGAGACGCTCGAGCACAAGATCAAAAAGAGCGTGCCCCTCTGGCTTGCGTCGCTCTCGTCGTTTGATGTCGTCTTTGACGCGGTGGTCAAAGTGAAGAAGCTGAAGGGGGTGACCAATTCGGCCATCGCTTTCCGTGCCCTCGCCGAGCTGGCGCTCGAGCGCCTCGCCCAGATCGAAACGGCCGAAGCACCAAAGCACGCCGCCCTCGACGCCGGGGACGAGGCCGAGCACGAGGATGCGCTGCTCGGCATGTCCTCGCGCGAGCGCCTCGGCGACGAGACCGAGCTCGAGGGGGGCGAAGTGGGGCCGACGGCCGTAGTGTACGACGAGCGATCGATCGAGCCTAAAGGTGGCTGATGCCGAAAAAGGGGGACAAGTCGAGCGCTCCGGGGCGGCGCCAGCGTTTCACCATCGACCAGGTGGGCGAGGCGCTGCGCCTGAAGATGGGCATCCATTCCGCGGCGGCGGACGTTCTCGGCTGCTCGCCGAATACGGTGCGCGGCTACGTGCGCCGATCGAAGAAGCTGCAGAAGATCGTCGACGAGGTGCACGAGGACCTGAAGGACGTTCTCGTTTCCCAGTTCTGGGAGGTCGTGTCCGATCCGGAGAAAGGTCACCGCGCTTTCGGGCCGTTCATCATTCACGGCCTGCGCACCTTCGCCCGCGATCGCGGCTTCGGCGACAAGCTCGAGCTCGGCACGTCCGGCAACGCCCCCTTGCCGATCGCGTTCTTCTTGCCCGAAGAGCAGCCGGATGCCGAGGCGCCGACACGCCGGGTGAAGCCGCTCGCGCCAGCGCCAGCGCCAGCGGACGGCGACGACCATGACCATCAGGGATGAATGGCCGCCGTCGCCGAGGAGCACGCCGAGGACGCTCAGCGCTCGGGCACGTGGCGGCCGATCGAGGGCCCGCAGACCAGGTTTCTACGTAGCGGCGCCTTCGAGGTCTTATATGGCGGCGCCGCAGGGGGCGGTAAGAGCGACGGGCTTCTCGCGAAGGCGGTGCGCTTCATTCACTTTCCGAGCTACCGCGGCATCATCTTTCGGCGGACCTATCCCGACCTCAAAAAGTCGCTCATCGATCGGTCGCTCGAGCTCTACCCCCAGAGCGGCGCGACCTACAACGCGAGCGACCGGGCCTGGACGTGGCCGACAGGCGCGAAGGTGTGGCTGGCAGCGCTCGACCGCGATCGCGACGTTCGCAAGTACCAGGGCCCGAGCTTTCAGTTTGTCGGCTTCGACGAGCTGACCCAGTTCACGCGCTACCAATACGTCTACATGATCTCGCGCCTTCGGTCGGCGCGAGGGGTGCCGCGGCGGCTTCGCGGGACGACCAACCCGGGCAGCGAGGGGCACGACTGGGTGCTCGAGCGCTTCGCCCCGTGGCTCTACCCGCCCGATTACGACAAGTACCAGGGGCAGCGCGCGCTACCGGGCGAGCTTCTCTACTTCCGCAAAAAGCCGGGCGGCGAGGGCGAGGAATATTGCGACAAGGAAGACCGGGGCTCGCGGTCGCGAACGTTCATCCCGGCGAGCGTCAAAGACAACCCCTACTACGCGGGCACCGACTACGAGGACAACCTCGATCTTCTCGACCGGGTCGAGCGCGAGCAGCTGAAGCACGGCAATTGGCTCGTGCGCGTCGGCGCCGGCGCGCTCTTTCAGCGGTCGTGGTTCGAGATCCGCGACACGAGGCCCGCCGACGTCGTCGCTCGTGTGCGCTACTGGGACCGGGCCGCGACCAAAAAGAAGACCTCCGACTGGACGGCCGGGGTGCTGCTCTCGAAAACGCGCGAGGGGCTCTACTTCATCGAGGACATCGTCAGGTTTCAGGGGCGGCCGCGCGAGGTTGAGCAGACCATCCGGCAGACGGCGATCCTGGACCTCGAGCGCTACGGCACGGTCTCGCCCTACACGGTGAGTCTCTTCATCGAGCACGACCCGGCGCAGGCCGGCAAGTTCGAGGCCGAGTACTACACGACCGAGTTCGCCGCCTTCGGCCTGCAGGCGATCCCGCCGCAGGGCGACAAGGTGACGCGCGCGCGCGTCTGCTCGGTGCAGGCCGAGGCCCAGAACGTGAAGCTCATCCGCGGCCCCTGGAATGAGGACTTTCTCATCGAGGCGCAGGATTTTCCCGAGGGCCACGACGACCAGATCGACGGCTGGTCGGGGGCGATGCGGCAGGTGCACGCCATCGAGGCTTTCTACAAGCTCGCGGGCGCGAGCGTGAGCGTCTACACCGGCGACGAGTGAATTATATAATGGTGATATATATGAAGAATAACTGAGGTTTATGGCCTAGGTATGCCCGACTTGTGGCGGCAGAAGACGCAGGTGCACGGGCTCGACTCCGGCTGGCCTGCCTCCGGCTCGAGCTCCTCGACGTGGTACGGGTGCACCCCGTAGTGGTAGTCAAACCGCACCTTGGCGATATTGCCATCGTCGGCGAAGTCGACGACTTCGCCGCGCAGGTTGTGGGCTTCGCGGACTCGCACGCGCTTCTTCGGCGCTAACCATTCGAGCATTGGCCTTCTCCCCTCACCGCAACATCAACAAATCGAGCAGCGTGCGCCAGACCGACTGCTCGGCGCCGGCTTCGAATTCCTTCTGGTCGACGTAACCGACGAGCGCTTGGCGCTCGCGGTCGGCGGCGAGGCGCTCTTTCTCGCGGTCGTGCTTGGGAATGAGGGTGAGGCGACGCACCTCGCTCACCGAGAGGGCAGGGGGCGCCGTTGCTCGGCCTCGGCGACCTGGCAAGCGCCACGATCGGTTTCCTGGTAGGCGGTTAGCTTCGCGCGCAGCGCAGAATCACATGGAGCCGAGGGTACGAAGCCAGCATTCCGCAGCGCCGTCTCCAAATCGGCCGCAAACTGGGCATCGACCGCCCGCCGGCGCTGCGCGTACTCCCACAAGAGGTCCTGTGCCGTGGCGTCCTTCACGCTGAGCGGCACCTTGCCTCGAGGGGTCGTGGGGTACTTGTCGGACTGGAATTCACCGTTGATTAAATGCGGCGAGTCGCACGATGGAGCACGCGCTGCATCGGCGACGCACTCAGGGCACGTTGCGATATTGACGATGTACTGCGGATGCCTTGGACACCGTCGCTCGACGACCATCGGCGCTCCTTGCTGAGGCTCGCTCCAGCACGAATGTCCAGGGCCCCATGCATTGCCGCATTCGTTGCACAGTCGCTCGCTCATGCGCGCACCCTCCTCTCGGCCTTGCGCTGGTTGCGCGCGCGCCTTCGGTCGAAGGCCGCCTTCGACGCGAGGTAGCCGTCGAGAGATTGCACGCACTTCGGGCAAAGCTCCACCCCCTCGGTCTCGGCTTTCTTGCCCGCGTCGTAGGCGCGGTGGTTACACGCCGGGCAAAGGGTCAGGTACGGCTGGCGCCGGACCAGCAAGCGGCGGCTTTTGCGCCGCATGGCGTTACGCGAGCCCCGTGTCGAGCAGCTTCGCGATGGCCTCGACCGTCTCGGTGTGCAGCCCGACGCCCGGCACGAAGAGCTTCATGTCGACGTAGACGGCGACGGCATCCTCTTTGATCGCCACGACGAAGTCGACCTCTTGCCCGGGGAACATCCGCTGCTTGCCCGAGCCGAAGGTGAACCGGCGCGCGAGAAAGGGCTTACCCCCGTCGACCGCCCAGGCCTCGTGGGCGAACCAGTCGACGGCGCGCAGCAGCTTCTGGCCCTTGATGTAAACGAACGCCTTCATGCGGTCGGGATCTCGACGGCGATGACAGCGATGCGGTTCTCGAGTCCGAAGCCATTGACGACGCAGTATTTGCCGCAGTGGTCGCATCGGATGGCGTCGCCCTTGGCCGGCGGCGCGGGCGAGGGGATATCGGGCATGATCTGGCTCATGACGACGAGCGGCGCCTTGCAGCTCGGGCAATCGGTCCGGTAGGCACGCTCGCCCTTCGGCACGGCGATGCAGGGGGCGCGGCGGGTGCGCACGCCGCCGCCGGCGCGGATGTCGTAGCCGTTCACACTGAGGGGCTTCATGCGCCTCGAGTAGCGGCCGGGGCTCATCGCGACCGCCCGTTGAAGATGGCCGAGACCACTGCCATCCAAGGCTCCGGCTTCTTACCCGACAAGTGCGTTTCGAGACTTCCGGCGCAGAGCGTCCACATGCCTTGCATGTCGGGCGGTGGCGTTACGGCGCCCTTCTGCTTTTCCTCGACGTAGCACGCCGACCCGTAGAGCTCTTCGAGCTCGTCGCGCAGCTCCGATTCGCTCGCCGGTATGAGGTCGAGCATCCGCAGGATGACGACCGACAGATCGCGTTCGCGTTGCTGTTGCATCCGAGGCCCCCTCTTCGGATGGTAACGCCCGCTACCTGCCGCGGCATCGCGCGGGGGGTGCTCTAGCCGGTACGCGCTTTCTTCTTCTCGGGCGCGGCCTTCGGCTCGACCGGCGTGCTCATGGTCTCGGGCTTGTCCCAGCCGAGCCATCTTCGCGCGTCGCTCGGCACGATCGGCGCGTCGATGGCGCGGCCGCTCTTGATCGCGGCTTGCGTGCGCCGGAGCTCACCCAGGCGAATGAGGTGCGATAGGTGGCCGCGGTCGATGTTACCGAGGGCGGCGAGCTGTACGGTCGGCACCGGTTCGCGCGCCTCGAGATGCATGCGGCCCATGCCGGCCGCGAGCACGATGCGCAGCGGGGTTTCCTTGTCGACGGTGTTGAGCGACGCGTCGGGCACCTTGCCGTCGTAGAGCACGACGAGCAAAAGCTTCAGAAAATTCTTGGGCATATTGCCATTCGGGTTCTCGCCCGTGCGCGCCCAGTGGAGCAGGGCGGCGCATTCGGTCCGAAAGCGCGCTTGGTTCGGCGCCGGCAGCTTGACCTGCAAAAGGCCGGCGACGGCGGCAGCTTTCTCGAGAGCCATCTCGTAGGCGGGGGTAGCTACTTCGTCGTCTCTCAGCTTCGAGAGCCGCGGCTTATTCGGGGTGCGCATGGGCGGAGTGGTCCTTATGTAGGTTCATGGTCGTCGAGTAAAACGGCGGAGGGGCGCGCCAATCTCGGTCGCGTTTCGCTTCACATACCCTCTAGCCTACGGCGCAATTACCCAATGCACAAGGGGGAAAGCGACAAAAGCGCACACCGACTGGCGGGCCGGGCTCTCGCCCGGGGTTTAGAGGTGGCCCGCCCGCTTTGTTTCATGCCGCTACGAAACGTGTCGGAGTGCAGGATCTCCCGTGTCGGTACCCGTGAGGGCAACCGAGATGCACATCATGCGCGAGCGGGCCGAGGGGCACTCTAGCAAAGCCGAGCGGTCAGGGAACACGACGGGGGGTCGTCTCCTTGCGCCTGCGTCGCGATTCGGCGATCAGTGGACGAAGAAGTGGGCGGTGGGCCTTGCCAGCCAAGGGGCGTGGCGCCTTGCATCGCCGGTGCGACTTTCCCCAAGCGCCGCAGAGCGCGGCAAAAAGGTCGACGGGGATCGGGACGTTGGCGTCGCCGCGCACGATCGCCCAGCTGCGCTCTTTCAGAGCGCCGATCGCGGCGTTGGCCATCCGGTAGAGCTTCATGCGATGCCAGTCCGATCGATGCGGGCGCGCAGCGCTTCGACCTCGGGGATCGATAGCCGCGCCGTCGCGCGCGCGAGCTCGGCGAAGTCGTCGGGGCCCATCTCGAAGAGGAGCATCACTTGCACGGCAGCCGCCCCGAGCAGGGCTTGGCAGACGGTCGACTGCTCCATCTGCGACTCGTGCTCCTTGATGAAGTCGACGACCAGATCGCGCACGCGATGCTCGAGCTCGGCGGCGAGGTTGCTCGCGGCGTGGTTCACGTGCGGTCGGAGATCGCCCCGATCGACGCGGTCGATGATTTCCCGCATGAGGGAACGTCTCATGATGCAGCCTTTCGTAAATCGAGCACGACGCGCTCGGCGAGGGCCCGGGCCCTCGCGTCGGTATCTCCCTCGGCGATAAGCATGAGGGCGCGGGCGGTGAAGAGAATCGCGGCCGCGCGGCGCTCCGTCGACGGCGTCTGCAGTGACTCGGCGGCCGCGACCAGCATGGCGACCGCCCGTTGGTCGCGCAGTGTTCCCTCGCCAATGAAGAGGCCGCGCTTCATTCGGTCGGCTCCGCGGCGAAGAGAAAGACGGGCAGGCCGCCGTGATAGCTCGCGCGCTCGCGCAGGCTGATGATGTTGACCCCGCGTTCGTCGGGGAACGTGAGAGCGAACTCCCGCGCGTAGAGAGCCGAGAGGAGCTCGCGGCGCTTACCGTCGAGGCCGCCGCGGTCGTCGACGACTTCCCGCTTGTGGATGGTGAAAAGGCCGAAGAGCGACCAGTCGCAACCGACACCGGGGGTGTAGCGGCCCTCACAGTCGCACCAAATCCAGTCCGACAGGTCCTTCACGTCGGGGCTCCTGGCCTTCACCGACGCGCCCGATTGGACGTGGCCGCAGGCCGGGCATCGAAATTCCCATAGGTGCGAGCTCTCGCCATACAGCCGCGCACCGAGTGCGATCCACTCGGTACGCGTCATCACTTCGATTGCGCTCATGTCATGACGCCTTGCGACCGGGAATGGTGAAGATGCCGTCGGGGCCGATGCCGCGCTCACCCGGGAAGGCGAGCTGCAGCGCGCGCCAGAGCTCGGGCTTGGCGGCGACGGGAACGAGGCTCGACTTGCTGTCTCGGTCCCAGCGGCGGCCGGGCACGAGGCGCATGCATTCGACGGCGCGCTCCGAGTAGGGCGTCACGACGCTGATGTAGTCGCGGGTCACTTCGATCTTGACGATGCAGAGGCGCTCGGCGATGCGGTTCGAGAGCTTCTGAAACCCGAGGGCGCGAAGGGCGTTGATGAGGTTCGGGATGCCGGCCGAGGTCGGCGCGGCGGCGATGTGGTGAACGACGAGGTTCGCGAGGCGGCGCGATTCGTCGGCCTTGTCGTCGATGAAGAGCGGGGCGAGGTCGGAATTACCGAGGGTGTCGAGCACGGCGGGCCAATCGCAGGGGCCGTCGGCTTCGTTGTAGCCGTGCTTCTTGCGGCAGTCGGGACCGATGCCGAGCTCTACCGAGCGGGCGTCGACCAGGGGGCGCCCGCAGACGGCGCAGTGGGTGGCGAGGAGTTTGGTGGCGGGGGCTTGTTCGTAGTTCATACCCATACCCTACGGCATCGTGTTCCAATGCACAAGGGAGAATCGTATCAAGTCGTCAGTTTTTCGCGAGCGTTCCTTTCGGCAGGCGCAAGAGGCTCTTCGCGAGCGCCTTGAAGTCGACGGCGACTTCCTCTGTATTACTTCCAGCGAGTTTCCAGGTGCCGTCATCCGTCGGAAAGATGGCGCTCTTCAGCGTCGCCCGGCGGCAGAGAGCGGCCGCGCGCGCCTCGGCGAGGTTCGGGTAGACCGCGTGCAGCCAGCGGCCGAGCATCTCGTGCACCTCGAGCCCTGGCGCTGCTCCCTTGTTCGCGGAAAACCACGCCACAAAGCTCGACGTCAGATCCTTGGCGAGCGCGGCCGGGCGGGTCATTTCTTCTCGCGCTCCCTCGCCGCTTGCAACCGAGCCGCTGCCTCGTCCGGGTCCATCCGCTCGCGCAGCGCGGCGAGCTGCTCGAGGTCGGTGGCTTCTCGAAGGATGACGTCGCCTTCGGCCACGTCGGCGCGCTGCCGAGCGATGGTGAGGTCGCCGCCTTCGCTGGGCGGCTCATTGTCGAGCGTCCACGACCCGTCAGGTAGCACCAGAAACCAGGTCCCTTTCAGCTCGAGCCGGTGAACGGGCCCGCACTCGATGGTGACAGGCACTTTCGGGTCGGCGAGCCCCGGTTGGGTAAGAATCTTGCCGCAGTCCGGACAGCGAAGGGTCTTCTCTTCGGCGATCTCGACCGGCAAGCGCGCCTCGAGACCGTCGGCGGTGACGCGTGCTGCTCCGCGGGCGTGGCCTTGCTGTAGGCCCGTGAAGCGCATGGGCGCTTCGCACACCGCACACGAGATCCGGAGCGTGACCGTGTAGCGGTTAGCGTCGTCGCCTGGTTCTTGCGACATCTCGATCTTCGAGCGCGCGGAAGGATGCGCGCACGCGCGGGCGGGCGTGTCGGGCGGCATGGCCCTTTATAGGGCGGCTTCTGCCCGTAAGGCAACGGGGGATGCGAGCGCCCGAAGGGCCGGTGTATGGTTGGGCCCATGGCGCAAATCCGCGTTACCGTGCACGAGGCCTGGCAAGAAGAGGACGCCGACGGGCGGCCGGTCTTCCGCAGTGCGCTCCTAACGACGCTCATGGTCGACGACGCCGGCAGCATCGACCAAAACCGCGCCGCCGCTGCCAACGCGGTGCGGGGCGCGACCGGCGGTCGAGCGCCGACGCTTTCCTTCACGACGCCGAGCACCATCAGCGCTACCGTGCGGCGCGCCACGCCCCCGCCGGGGCCGTAATATGGGCAAGCGGGGGGGCAGCGCAGCGGTCGTCAAGGCGACCGTCTACGACTCAGAGGCGAAGCCGACGCGGCTGCAGCCGACGGCCGAGGACGCCCTCGCCGGTCTTGGCTTCAGCACGCTCGAGCCTCCTTACGACCCGGCCTCCCTCTACGCGATGTTCGAGCGCTCGAGCGCCCTTCGTCCGAACGTCGACGCCTACGCCACCAACATCGACGGCTTCGGCTACCACCTCGATCCGGTCATCGACCTCGAAAGCGCCGACGCCGACAAGCAGGTGAAGATGTCGCTCATGCTCGAGCGCGCTTACGATGGCCTGCCGCCCGAGGTGACCGACGCCGAGATCGTCGCGCGCCGGACGGAGATCGCGGCCGCGTCTGAGCTCGAGCGCCTTCAGCTCGACCTCTTCTTTACCGATCCGACGCCCGAGTGCAGCTTCGGCGAGCTGCGCGAGCGAACGCGCATCGACCTCGAAGTCTGCGGCAACGCCTATTGGGAGGTCATCCGCAACCGGGGGCTTCAGATCGCGCAGGTGCACTACGCGCCGAGCACGGCGATGCGCCTGGTCGCGCTGCCGGGCGAGCACCAAGAGGTGACGCTGCAGCGTAAGATCTCCGCGGTCTCCTATCGGAGCGTGAAGCTCCGCAAGCGCCCCCGGCAATACGTGCAGTTCATCGACGGGCAGCTCGTCGCGTTCTTCAAAGAGCTCGGTGACACGCGCCTCATGAGCGCGAAAACCGGCCGCTATTACAAGAGCGAAGCCGAGATGGAGGAGCGAGAGCGGGGCGCCCTGCCGGCGACCGAGATGATCCACTTTCGACTGCACACACCGACGAGCGCCTACGGCGTGCCGAGGTGGATCGGCGCGACCTTGCCGGTGCTCGGGTCGCGCGCGGCCGACGAGGTCAACATCCTCTATTTCGATAACAAGGGCGTGCCCCCTCTGGCCGTGCTGGTTTCCGGGGGGGTGCTCGCCGCGGGCGCGGCCGACCGAATCAAGAACTACATTCGCGACAACATCAAAGGGCGCGACAACTTTCATGCCATCCTCGTGCTCGAGGCGGGCAGCGGCGACCGGCCGCCCCTGGCGGGGTCGGCGCCGCCTCGCGTGCAGATCGAAATCAAGCCCCTCATGGACGCGCAGCTGAAAGACGCCCTCTTCTTGAACTACGACGAGCGCAACACCGAGCGCGTCGGCGGTCAGTTCCGCTTGCCGAAGCTCCTTCGCGGCGACGTGCGCGATTTCAACCGCGCGACCGCCGAGGCGGCCGTGCGCTACGCCGAGATGCAGGTCTTCGCCCCCGAGCGCGTGAAGTTCGACCACCTCATCAACACGCGGCTTTTCTCACAGATGGGCATCCGCTTCTGGCGGTTCGTCTCGAATGGGCCCGTCGATCGCGATCCGCAGGAGATCGCCAAGATCCTCTCGCAGCTCGGCGAGAAATACCTGACTGCCGAGGAGGTGCGGCCGCTGCTCTCGCACCTGCTTGGCAAGGAGTTCAAGCCGGACGGGGCCGACTGGACGAAGGTGCCGATCGACGTCTACCTCGCGAAGCTGCAGTACCACGCTGGCCTCTTGCACGACGCCGCGGCCGCCGGCGACGCCGCTGCCGCCGCCGAGGCGGGGGCCGGGGCTCCCCCCGCTCTCAACCCAAAGCCGAACGGCGTTACGAACGGCGCCGCGAGCGCGCGCGATCTGGTCGGGGCCATCGAGCGGCTACGCGATGTGCTTCGCTCGACCGCCGCCATCGAAAGCTCGAGCGAGGAAAACCTCCTGCGTCAGACCATCCGAGAAACCGATCTGCCGAGGCGCACGGTGCACGTCGACCCCGAGGAGTTCAAGGCCTGGGTCGTGCCGGACATCGCGCAGTGAAAGGAGCCGAATGACTTCCCGAGACGAGCCGATCGAGCACATCATGCAGTTTTTCTCGTACGAGCACCTGCCGGCCGCGATGCAGCAAGTCAGCAAGCCGTTCTGCGAGATGGCGACCAAGCTCTTGGACCTGCCCCGCAATCCCGAACGGACGGTCGCGCTCCGCAAGCTGCTCGAATCGAAGGATGCCGCCGTGCGCGCATTCATCGCGAAGTGAGGGGGCGCCGCCCGTGCGCGCGCATTGGACGGAGCTCGAGGACGCCGCTGACGTCTGCGATGAGATCGTCGAGCTCATCACGGCCCAGCTCGGGCCGCTCGCCCTCGAGAAGGCCGGCAAGAAACGGACGACGACGCTCGGGCGGCTCGGCTATGACGACGCCATCAACAAGTTCACACGCGACGCGCTGAAGGCGACGGCCCCCGAGGACCGGGCCGCGCTCGGCAAGGCGATGCGCGCGGCAGAGCAGGATTGGGCGAAGATCAACGCGGCCGAGCGCGAGGCGGCTGCCAAGGCGGTCGGCGAGACGCAGCGCGAAGCGGGCCCCGCGGTCGGCGCCGCGGCCGGGCCGATCATTGCCGCGAACGTCGAGACGATGATCGGCCGCGCCTCGGCCGACACCGCCAAGCTCCTCTCGCGCCGGGGCTCGCGCGCGCTCACGCCGACCGACAAGATCGTCGTGCAGTTCGCGCGCGACAGCCAGACGCAGTTCGTCGCCGACGAGTACGGACGGCGCGCCGATCGCTTCAGTGCGCTCTCGCGCACCATCGTCGCCAAGGGCCTCGGCGAAGGGCTCGACTCGCACGAAATCGCCCGCTCTTTACAGACGTCCCTCCAGCAGGTGGGCGTCGATCGCGGGCTTTGGTACTGGCGCATGATCGCGTCGGTGCAGATGTCGCGGGCGAGGAGCTATGGCCAGCTCCGGAGCTTTCGCGACGCGGGCATCGAGCGGTGCATCTTTACTGCCGTCCTCGACGAGAAAACGACCGAGCAGTGCCGCTTTCTCGACAAGCAGATCTTCTCGGTCGGGCGCGCGCTCGACCGCTTCGAGCGAACCGCCAAGCTCGAGGACCCGGCCGACCTCTTCGACCTTCAGCCGTTCATGCGCATGGGCAAGGCCGCCGACGGTAAGGGAATTCTCTATTTCATGGCCGGCGGCTCAAAGCATTCTGTCGCTCTTGTCGACAAGGCCGGCTACGGCGCGAGCGACCGCGTCGGCGAATACACGCCCCTCATGTCGAGCGAACAGCTGCAGGACGCGGGGCTTTGCACGCCGCCTTTGCACGAGCTCTGCCGGTCGATACTCTTGCCCGCATGAAGTGCAGCCGTTGCGGCAAGCCGTGGCACGGTCCTCAGTGCAAAGCGCCCTTCGCCCCTAAACGACGCAAGCCGAGGGGCCTGACCGAGGCCGAAACCGTGGCGATGGCGATTTGCTACGGCGTGTCGGTCATCGCCGCCGATGACCCAGGCATCTCGCCGCAGGCCGCGTGGGAAGCGAACGCGCATCTTCACGAGTCCTACCGCGAAGAAGCCATCAAGTTTCTCACCGAGCTGCACGGGACCGCGGTCCGGTAGCCCCGTGATAGGGTCGGGCTTGGAATCTTCGGAGGGGGCCATGGCGAAGTCCGATGCAGCCGATCACGTTCTTAATGCCGTCGGCCTCGCGAGCGCGTTTGCAGCGGTGCGCTCGGCGACGGCCGAGATCATGGCCGAGACGCAAAAACCCGACGTCTACAAAGAGCTCATGGCGCGCCACCTCGACAAGGCGCTCACCATCCTTCGCGAGAAGGGCATGACGCCCGACTTCAAGCAGATGCTCGAAGCGGCGCACGTCGAGTGCCAGGGGATGCCGGTCGCCGCGGCGGCGCCAGGCGCGGCACCCCCGCCTCCACAACCGAAGCCGAACGACCAAGAGGAGCCGCAAGCGGCGGCCGCGAAAACCGAGCCGCCAGCGCTCGTGCCCCCGGCCGCGGCTCCGGCCGCCACCGCCAAAAGCACCGACCCGTGGGCGTGGACCTACCCCGCCGATATCAACGCGCTTCTCGCCTCCCTGCCAAGCGCGTAAACCGCCGTGGCGGCCGACCTCTTTGCCTCGCTCCGAAAGACCCGCGCCGACGTTGCCCGCGCGCGGGTTTTTCTTGCGCTCGAGCGGCTTGCTCCGATGCGCAAGCAGAAGCGCGTCGTCCGGCATTCTGGGCTACGTGTCGTCATCGACCGGCCGAAGGGCTTCGTGCAAGAAGGGACCGCGCCCGACGGCACAAAATGGGAGCGGACATTTCAGGTCGACTACGGCTATTTCGATGGCACCCAAGGCGGCGACGGCGAAGCGCTCGACGTCTACCTCGGCCCAGACGAAAGCGCGAAGGACTCGTACTGGGTGATCCAGGTCGGCCGGGACGGCGCCTTCGACGAGTACAAGGTGATGCTCGGTTTTTCGAGCGAGGGCGCCGCGCGCGCGATGTACCTCGAGCACACGCCGCCGGAATTTCTCGGGGCCGTCGCGACCATTCCCGTCGACGCGGTGCGCGCGCTTCTCGGCGTCGAGCCGGGTGACGTCGCCAAGGCGATGGATGCAATCGCGAAGGCGACCGACGTGCTTCTCCGCGCGGCTTACGCGACGCCCTATGTGCCAGAGATCATCAAAGACGGTGTGCCAGACCGGGTGTGCCGGGTCGTCAAGGCTGAGTCCACGGAGGAGGAACGGACCGTGCTCGGCGTCGTGCTCGTTCCGGACGACGTCGACTCCCAAGGCGACACGTACTCGAAAGACGAGGTGCGTCAGACCGCGCACCTTTACATGACCGATTACCGCAACATCGGCCTTCAACACAAAGCGCTCATCAACCGCGTTGTGAAGCTCGTCGAGAGCTACCTTGCGCCGGTCGACTTCATCGTCGCGGGCACCAAAATCGTCGAGGGCACCTGGATGATGAAGACGCGCATCGAGGACGACGAGCTCTGGAAGAAGATTAAACAGGGCGAGCTTACCGGCTACTCGATTGCCGGCTTCGCCACGAAGACGCCCCTCGCCTAAGCCGCGGCTCACTGTGTGCCGTGTGAGGTGTTGACCGGCTGTGCCGCTCTGTTAGGTTCCGCTCATGGCACAGCCCGCCGCCGAGCCCGCACCGAAGGGGGCCAAGGCACGTCTGACGGGCATCCTCACGCAAGAGGTGAGCATCGTCGACATGGCGGCGAATCTCCGGCGCTGGGTTTTGATCAAGAGGGCGGGGGGCGAAATGACGGTAAAGAAGGCGGGCGAAGGGACCGCGCCCGAACCGGGTGCCAAGGCGGACGGCGATCCGGCCGATGCGGGCGCGATGGCGATGCCGGCAGCGGCCAAGCAGACGATCATGGACGGGCTCGCGCAGGTGCTCGAGAAAGTCCAGTCGATCGCGAGCGCCGTGTCGAACGCGAAGATCGACGACAACGTGCCCGTGCCTGACGGCATCGGCGAGATGCTGAAGGAGTCTGCCGCGGTCATGGCTGGCCTCGTTTCGCAATTCGCCGCCGGGGGCGCGCCAGCAGCGGCCGACGCCGACAAGGGCGCGCCAGCCGATCCGGCCGCGCAGAAGGCGCTCGAGGCGACGCGCAAGGCGGAGCTCGACGCCTACACCGCGATGGTGACGACGGTGAACGCCGCGCGCGATCGCATGTTTGCCGCCATGAACACGATGAGCGAGGACCCCGCCAAGGGCATCGCCGAAATCCAGGCCGTCGGCGATATGCTCGCCGCGGCCGCCGCCGCCGCGAGTGGCGGGGCCGGCGTCGAAGCCGCGAAGGCCGCGCCCACCATCACCGCCGACCTCGCCAAGCGGCTCGGCGAACTCGCCACGCTCGCCAAGGCCGGGCGCAAGATCGCGGGCGAGCGGCTCAAGCGCCTGCAGGCCATGCGAAGCTCGCTCGATGAGGTGATCCTGGAGCTCACCGGCGAGGAAAAGACGGCCGAAGGGGCCGCCCCGAAGCCGGCCGCACCGACCGCGAAGGCGGCGGAACCGGATGCCTTCGCGGCGCTCTTCGAGAAGCTCGACGCCTCCATCAAGGGCATCGGCGAGACGGTGCAAAAGGCGCTCGCGACGCCGAGCCCCGAGGTCCAAAAGCAGCTCACCGAGCAAAAGACTCTCACCGAGAAGGCCTTGAAGGACCTCGCGGCGCTGACGCGCGAAGTGCCAGCGTCGAACGTCGCTTCGCCGACGGGGGGCCCCGTCGTGAAGGGCGCTGGCGTCAGCTGGCCCGACGACATGGCGGCCGATCTGTCGGCACGCCGATCGCAGCGCGCACAAACGACCGGGAAGTAAGCAGCACTCGCAGACTTTTTGAGGGGCAGGGCAATGCGGCGGTAGCCGCCGAGCAAAAGGAAGAGCGATGACCGCCAATCAGACCTTCATCCAAAAGGCCGACATGGTTGTGGCCGACCTCATCAACGAGGGTGGCTACTTGTTGCCCGAGCAGAGCAAGCAGTTTTTCGAGATCGCCATCACCGAGAGCAACCTGCTGCCGCGGCTGACCGTCAAGCCGATGTCGTCGCCCAGCATGGAGCTCTCGAAGGTTGGCTTCTCGGGCCGCGTGCTCCGCGGGGCCGTCGAAAGCCGCGCGCTTTCAGAAGCGGACCGCGCCCGGCCCGACTTCGGGAAGGTGACGCTCAACACGCAGGAGCTCGTCGGGGAAATCCACATCCCCTACGCGGCCGTCGAGGACAACATCCTGCAAAACACCTTCGTCAACTTCATCACCCAGCTGATGGCGAAGGCGGTCGCCCGCGACATCGAGGAGCTCATCATCACCGGTGACACCTCGTCGGCCGATTCGTACCTCCGGCTCCTCAATGGGTTTTTGAAGCAGACGACGAGCCACGCCATCGACGCCGGCGGCGCGCGGCTCAATAAGGGCATCCTGAAGCAAATGATCCAGGCGATGCCGTCGCTCTACTGGCGCGGCTCGCGCAACTTCATGTTCTTGACGAGCAAGAACGCGATGATCGACTACCACGATTCGCTGACGAGTCGTCAGACCTTGATCGGCGACAAGGCTTTGACGACCGATGTTCGGTCGGCATCGGACGAGTATGCCGGCATCCCGGTCATCGACGTGCCCGTCTACCCCGAGAACCTCGGGACCACGACCGACGAGACCAACGTCGTTTTGGTCGACCCCAAAAACATGGCGGTGGGGATGCAGCGCGACATCAAGGTCGAGACCGCCAAGGACATCTCGGCGCGCGTCTACATCACGGTCGTCTCGGTGCGCCTCGACGCCAAATACATTCACGAGCCCGCGACGGTGAAGGCGACGCACGTGCTCGCAAGCGCCGGCAACTGACAGGCCGAGCCGGACCAAAACCTCAAAGCTCCAAGGGGGCAGGTAGCCCAGAAGGACCGTCGACATGTCACTCCCGATTCTCACCTTGATGAAGTTCGCCGGCGCGGTCGGGGCCAACGCCCTCTTCGCCGACCGCGTCCGATTTCCCGGCGAGGCGGCCTACACGGCCGGCGGGCCGACCGGCTTTCAGGCGGGCTTTTCCGCCTTGATGCTGTCAAACCGCACCATCCTCGGCGTCATCAGCCTGAAGAATGGTGATTTCAAGGTCGAATACGACCACGACCTCGACAAGCTGAAGATCATCGTGCCCTCGACCGGGGCCGAGGCGTCGGGCGATCTGCACCTCACGACCTTCGAAGTCCTCGTCATCTCGACGTAACCAAGGGCCCGGGGCCCGAGAGCCGGTAAGGGGAAATCCATGGGACTCACCGCAATACCGAAGCACTTCGGCGAAGGGGGCTCGGGCCTCACCCCTGATGGCTCCTCGGGCAGGCCTTGCCTTCGCGACATTCTCGAAGAGCACAGGGCCGTGCTCGAGGGCGGCAGCGCCGCGGGTGTTTCGCCGACGCACCACGTGCGCGCGGCGTCGACGGCCAACATCGCGAGCCTTGCCGCGGCGTCGACCACGATGGACGGCGTCACGCTCGTCGCCGGCGACCGCGTGCTCTTGAAGAACCAGTCGACGGCGAGCCAGAACGGTATCTACACGGTCGGCACGGTGGCGGCCGGGGCCGCGCCCCTCACGCGCTCGGGCGACTTCGATGTCGCGGGCGAGGCGCAGCCGAACGTTCTTGTGGCGGTGGCCGAAGGTACGGCCAATGCCGACAAGGTCTACGCGCTCACCACGAACGCGCCCATCACGCTCGGCACCACGAACCTCACCTTCGCCCAGACCGCAAGCGGCGGCGAGCAGTCCGGCACGGCGACGCTCGTGCTCGGCACGGTCACGGTGCCGGCGACGGTGACGGCCGGCTCGCGCGTCTTTCTCACCCGAACGGTTTCCGCCGGTACGACCGACACGGTCGAATATGCGGTGCCGACCAAAACGCCGGGCGCGCCTGGGTCTTTCGTCATCCAGGCGCAGGTCGCCGCGGGCACCATCAACGTCGCCGACACGAGCACGCTCGACTGGCTCGTCGTCGGTTAAAAAAATTGACCATTTTTCTGAAACAGGCACGGGCGCCGCTAAAGGGCGCGAAAGGAAGCGCGGGGGGATCAGCCATGGCAACCGAATCGAAATACTTGGTGCGCATCAGGCCGAGCTCCGGCAGGTCCACTCAAGTCGTCGAGGGCCGCACGTTCACGAAGGCCGGCGGGTGGTACAACTGCCCCGAAGATCTCGCGAAGCGCCTGCGCGACCACGCTGAGAACGACTTGAATCCCGAGAGCAGCGAACGCGTCTTCGAGGTGGCCGAGCGCGAGCAGGCGAAAGACATCGACCTTCGCGAAAAGCGCCTGGCCGATCCGGCCGGCACGCCCGACAACCCCCGAAGCATCGCCGACTACGCCGCCGTGCGTCGTCAGGTGGTGCAGCAGCAGGGGCCGGGGCAGCCGCAACAACCGGGGCCGCATCCGCCCTATCCGCAGCAGCCGCCGCAGCCCGGCGAGCAGCCGCCTGCCAATCCGGGCCAGCCGCCGCAGCCGGGGCGCCCTGGGTACCGCGGCGATCGCAAAGAGCCCGAGAACTTGCCTGGGCAACCCGAGCAGCAGGGCCAGCCGCACCTCGTCGGCCAACCCGGCGCCCCCGGGCGCCCGGCGCAGCCGCTTGGCCAAGAGGCCGAGAAAGAGCCGCTCGACCCAACGAAGCGCACCGAGCAGGGTCACGAGGGCAGCAAGCGACGCGACCGGTAACGTCGCGGGGGTCGCCCCGCTCGAGCGGGTGATAGGTTCGGCCGATGGGGTATTGCTCTGTTGAGGAGTTACGCGACGAGGGCGTGACCACAGAGATGGCCGCAGACCCGCGGCTTGTTTCCCTCATCGCGCTCGAGACGGCGCGCATCGATCGGGTCACGCGGCAGTTCTTCGAGCCGCGCGAGCTCGTGCTGACGCTCGACTCCGACGGTGTGCGGCGCCTGCAGTTCGACGTGCCCATCGTCGCGATCGCGGCCGTGCGCTTCTTCGATACGTGGGAGGCGCTGCAGGCCGATCCGGACAGGTTCACGGTCGATCCCGCGGAATACATCGTCTATAACCGCCACCTCGTGCAGGGGCTTCTCGCGCCCGACGACAGGCACGACCCGCGCATCGAGTTCATGCGCCGCGGGTCGAATTGGCTTTCGACAGGTGGCGTCTACGTGCCCACATGGTGGGCCCGCCGGTGGCCGCAGGGCCAGCAGAACGTCGTCGTTGAGGGCACCTTCGGCTACACCGATCCCGATCCGGCCGGCACATCGGTCGAGGGATTGACTCCCCTCCTCATCAAGCACGCGTGCAAGCTTCTCGTGATGAAGCAGCTGCCGAAGATGGCCGATCGCGACGCGCGGCGCGCCGAGTTCACGCGTAACCGCGTCATGGAGGAAAGGACGCGCGATCAGTCCTACCGGCTCGGCGACGCAGGGGCAGGGGTCCGAATGGGCGGCGCGAGCGGCTACCTGACCGGCGACGAGGAAGTCGACCAGATCCTCGAGCACTTCATGCGCCCTCTCGTCATTGGCCATACGTGACATGCGCGGTCGGCTCATCTTCCCGTTTCTCGCTGGGCTCTACCGGCTCGACACCGCGGGCACCGAGGCCGTCGGCTACGACAAGCGGTTCCGAGCGCCGACCGTCCAGCGGCCCGTCGGGCCCGAGGGGGCGCGCAAGGGGTCGCGGCGCGAGCTCGCCGAGATCCGCCTTCCTTGCCAGGTCGAAACCGAGAACGTCGAAAAGCAGCGGCAGGGGCCGGGCGGCAACATGCCGGACGGCAAGATCTGGCTCGTCTTTCACTTCTCCGCCCTCGAAGTGCTCGGGCTCGTCGACGCGAACGGCGACGCCAAGCTCCGGGTGAACGACAGGCTCGACGCCATCTACACGAAGACGGGCGCGCTCGAGCGCCGGTTCGCTGATCCGCCGGGCATGTACTGCGTCGAGGCGCGGCCGATCGCCTTCGGCATCGGCGGCCGCAAAAACCTCTTGCTCGTCACGTTCGACGACCGCGTGCAGGGTCTGACGCAGGCGCCATGACCCCGCCGCTCACCTGGCACTTCGTCTGCGGGGTTGTGTGCGAAGCGATTGCCATCGTGGCCCTGTCGCAATTGCTCGGCGTGCTCCTCGCGAAGCTCACGGGCCCGGCGATCCTGCGCTGGCGCGACGAGAGACGGAGGCGCGACGAGAGGCGGAGGCAGGCCAAATGAGCACGACGATGATGCGCAAGGTCGGCTCGTGGGATGCGGCGAGCCGCGCGATGGTGTTTCTGTCGGCCAAGTATGGGGGCGTCATCCGGCAGGCGGTTCTGCAGGAGGGCGAGCACATGCGCGCCGAGGTGGTGAAGGGCATCCTCTCGGGGGCCCCGGGGGGCGTTCCCTTCAAGCCGCACAGTAAAGCGACGCTCGCGATCCGGCGCGCGCAGGGCTTCGGCGGCACGAAGATCATGATGCGAGGCGGCGACCTCGTCGGCAACGTCGTCGTCATCCAAGCGCCGTCGGGCGGGGTGTGGGTCGGCGTGAAGCGCGGCGCGCGCAACCGCGAGGGCAAGAACCTCGTCGACATCGCCAAGCGGCAAGAGAAGGGCTCGGGGCCTCATCCCATGAGCGCGAAGCAGCGCAAGTGGTTCTTCGCGATGCTGCGCAAGGGCGGTATGAAACCCGACGGCAGCAAGAAGGGCGGCATGGGCATCAAGATCCCAGCGCGCCCCTTTCTCGAGCCGATTTTCAAAAAGCACGCCTCGCCGGCGCTCGTGCGCGAGCGGGTGCTCGAGCGCATCCGCAAGCTCTCGCTGCCGCATCTGGGATAGATTGGGCCGCGCGGGGAGGGGGCCACCATGCGACAACGCGTGCCGAAGGCAGGCGACGACGACTTGAAGGAAGGCGACGAGCGCGGCTACAGCTGGGGCGACAAGCGCGGCAACCAGTACGTGCGCACGACGCTCGGGTATTTTCGCGCGCATACGCCGGCCGACGCGGCGCTCGACGAGGGGCCCTGCGATGCGATTTTGCTCAGCATCGACACGACGGTGACCGGCCGTGCGGCAGACGACCCGGCGAGCATCGCGCTCATGCCCTACAAAGCAGGCCAGTGGCACCATGCCTCCTACGAGCGCATTTCCGCCGTCGGCGGGGGCTCGCTCTGGGTCGGCTGGTACCGTAAGCCGAATCCGCCGACTCCGTAAGCCGCCGTGCCCTCGCCGATCGTTACCCGCGTTCTGCCCGAGAGCGGCCATACCGGCGGCCGGCAGCTCATCGAGATTTCTGGCGGCAACTTCCCCTTGCCGCCGAAGCCGCCGGCGGGCGTCGTGCCGGTGCCGGTGAGAAATCCCGACGTTGCGGTCTACTTCGGCGACGCCGCGGCGCTCGAGGTCGAGGTGTGGAGCGAGCAGCTGATTTACTGCCAGTCGCCCATCCTCGACCCGATCCAGCTCGAGCAGGCGGTCACCGTCCTCGGCAACGTCTTCGCGCGCCCAAACCACCATCTCGCCGCGGGCCGGCGCGTCGAGATGAAGACGAGCGGCACGCTGCCGGCGCCTCTCAAGCTCGACAAGGCTTACTACGTCGTCTCGGTCGACGCGGGGCACTTCTCGCTCGCGGAGTCGCCGGGCGGCGCCGTGGTCGCGCTGACGACGGCGGGCACGGGCGCGCACCTGGTCGTGTCCTCGGGCGCTTACGACGTGACGGTGCAGAACCTCGACCAGAGCGGCGAGCCGATCGACGACCAGCTCGGCACGCTTGCGCGCGCGTTCACGCCGGTGCGCCCCGATCTCTCGGTCGAGGGGCATCTGACGACGACGGTCGGGCAGTTCGTGCTCGAGCTCCGGCGGCAGGTGCTCGATAACGTCGCGTGGACGACGCACACCGATTACGACGACACGACGGGCGATTCGCTCAACATCGTCTACCTCTCGCGGTTGCCTGGGATCGTGCTCGCAGGGGTGTCTTTTCCGGATAGCGAGGAGGTGCGGCAACTCCCCGCCGAAGACTCCGAGGCGAGCTCGCCGGACACGTTCATCACCTCGCGGCCCCCGGTCGTCGTCGACTTCGTTGGCAACATCGTCGGCGCGAGCGACAACGACGCCGAGCTCTTGAACCTGCTCCAAGCGGTGAAGCTCTTCTTCAAAAAGAACACCGTTCTTCGCGTGCCGCGGCGCTACGGCGACGTGTCCCTCGGGTATGTCGAGTACGAGATGCGCGCCTCGATGGGCGCCGGCGGCGCCCGGGTGCAGCCCGTCGGCGACGAGACCAACGTCCAATATTTCTCGGGCGAGTTTCGGGTGGTTGGCATTCGGCTCGAGCAGATGCCGGGCGTGCCGACCGAAAGTGTGCCAGGTGTGCCGGAAGCCGTCGCGGGCGAGAGCGTCATCAGCATTGGCAAAACCGCCGAGACCATCGAGGTCGAGATCGTCAAGAAACCAGCCTAAGCCGCGAGCGAGCGGCACACCTTGACCGGTGTGCCACCTTTGATAGGGTCGTGCCGTGGGGCAATCGGGGGGCGGCTGATGGCGGACACGACCAAAGGTTCGGTTACAATCACGAGCCGCTCGCGGGCGGCGCTCACGATAAGCCTTCCGCACGACCTTTGTTGTAGCGACGAGGAGTGCCATTGCAGCCGCGAGCTGCACGGCTCGATCCGCTACGACGGGGTCGAGGGCACGCGGCACGTGAAGGGCGGCAAAAAGCGCATTCCGAAGAGTTTCACCCTGCTCGCGCTCGGGCGGCTCGAGGGCTTGCCCGCGTCGGTCGAGATGAGCCCTGACGTCGTCGCCAACCGCGCGAGCATCGAGATCACGAGGCTCGACGCCGATCAAACGGCCAAGCAGGCCGCCAAGCGCCAAGAAGCGGAAAAGAAGGACGCCGAGACGGCCAAGCAAACGGCGGCGTTTCTCGAAGAAAAGCGCCGGCGCAAGGCTGGCATCGGCGGCGAGGAAGCGCCTTCGCAGGCGACGGATCCCGGCGCTGCCCGCGCGGCGTCGGAGGATGCGCTTCGAAGCCAAGCCGAAAGCGCGGCTCCTGCGAAACGATCGAAGTCCGCGTAGCCAAAAGGAGCGCCCATGCCCGGTTTGACGTCCGAAGTCACGACGCAGCAGGAGCAGCGAGTCGTTCGCCGCATCCCAGCTGGTGCGATTCTCACGCTCGCGATGCTCGGCGTGACCGAGCGCGGCCCCCTCACCACCGCGCAGATGGTCGTCGACTTCACGGAGTACGGCGCCGTCTTCGGCGGCTACACGCTGAACAGCGACGTCGCCACGAACGCGAAGTCTTTTTTCGACAATGGCGGCGCGCGCCTGCTCGTCGGTCGCACTGTGCATTTCACGGACGTGTCCGATCCTACGACCAAAACGAGCGCGGCGGGCACGCTCACCTTGCTTACCGCCGCGGCGGGGGCGACGAGCGGACAAGTGACGGGCACGACGAGCGGCCCATGGGCGCTTATGCCGGGCGACGATCTCGACGTTGTGGTCAACGGGGGGGCGCCAGCGTCGGCGACCTTCAACGCGGCGGCCGCCGTGAGGACGGCAGCGACCACGGGCCCCTACGCGCTTTCGAACGGGCAGACGCTTACGGTCAAGATCGACGGCGGCGCGGTGCAGACCATCACCTTCGCGACGGGCAATTTCGTCGCCATCGGTGCAGCGACCGCGGCCGAGGTGGCGGCGGTCATCTCCGCCGGCCTCGCGGGGGCGCTCGTCGACGTGAACGCGAACGCGCCGCGCATCACGAGCGAGACCGTCGGCACCGCATCGCACGTCGAGGTGACGGGCGGCACGGCCAACGGCGCGCTCGGCTTCGCGACGGCCGTGGTCAACGGGACGGGCAACGTCGCCAGGATCGCCGCCGTGACCTTCGCCGAAGCGAAGGCCATCATCGAGGCGGCGGTCGTCGGCACGTTGGTCACGAGTTCGAGCGGCCGGCTCAGGATCGCGACCACGACGGCAGGAGCTGGCGGCGCCGTGCAGGTGAACGCGTCCTCGACCGCCGACGACGAGTTCGGGCTCGACAACGCCTCGCACGCGGGCGCGGCCGCGGGCGCCCAAAGCACGCTCACGATCGACGGCAAGACCGACGGCAGCTACACGGGCGCGCTCACCATCCAGATCGCAGCGGCCGCATCGAGCGCGGCGACCGACTTCAATCTGAACGTGCTGAAAAACGGCGTCGCCACCGAGCGCTGGCCGAGCGTGAACTTCGACCCGACTTCCAAGCGCTACGTCGAGACCGTCATCAACGACCCCCTGACCGGCTCGAACCTCATCACGGTGACCGACCTCGAAAGCACGGTCGACCCGCCGGGCAATGTGCCGGCCGTCGGCACGTTCGGCCCCATGACAGGGGGAAGCGACGGGCTCACGAGCCTGGCCGACGCGGACTTTACGGGGGGCGCAGGGTCGAACGGCTCGACCGGGCTTCGCCTCTTCGACCAGAGCGACGACATCGATGTCCTTTGTGTGCCCGGGCGCGCCACCTCGGCCGTGCACAACGGGATGATCACCTATTGCGACATCACGCGCGAGGGGCTCATCTTCGCCGTCCTCGATCCGCCGGCGGGCTACTCGGGCGAGCAGATGGACACGTACACGACCGACACCGCGGGCCTCTTCGGCCTCACCGAGAACGCCGCCATCTACTGGCCGCGCATCAAGGTCGCCAACCCTCAGACGGCCATTTACGGCAACGACAAGAACATCACCATCCCGCCGTCGGGGATGATCGCGGGCATCTACGCGCGCAACGACGGGCGCAAGGTGGGCGGCGCCTTCGAGCAGCCGGCCGGCGTCGACGACTCGGTGCTGCCAAAGAACGTGACCGGGCTCGAGACCGACGAGGTCAAGAAGAAGCCGGTGCGCGAGCGCATCTTTCCGCACAACATCAATCCCATCTCGAAAGAGAACGGCCTGCCCATCTTCCTCGACGGCGCGCGCAACCTCAACATCCAGGGCAACTGGCCCTCCATCGGCCAGCGGCGCGGCGTCATGTTCGTCGAGAAGCGACTTCGGCCCGGGCTCGCGTTCATGCGGCACCGCAACATCAAAAACCGCCTCTACGAGGAGGGGAAGATGGCCGTGCAGCTCTTTCTCTTGGAGCTCTGCAAGAACGACGCGCTCGCCTCGAAGGTGCCCTCTGAAGCGTTCTCGGTCGACTTCGGCGAGGGCCTCAACCCGGCCTCCGTCAAGGCGCAGCGCACGGTCAAGGCGCGCGTCGGTCTCGCGACTTCGGTGCCAGCCGAGTTCATCAACATCCTCATCGGACCGGACAACGAAGCGCTCGAAGCAGAGCTCGCGGCGTTGGCGGCCTAAGAAGGAGCAGGGGAGCGATGACCACCACAGTCCAGGGGCACCCGCGACGGTACGACAAGAAGTTCCTGTTCGCGATCGAGATCGCAGGGCTTCAGGTCTCGTGGTTTTTCAAGATCTCAGCGCTCGAGAACGAGTCGACCGTCATCGAGCAGTACGAAGGGGGCAACCACAACGTCGCCGACCAGTCGCCGGGCCGGGTGAAGTTCACGCCGGTCACGCTTTCGGTCGGCGCGACGGACAACATCGAGCTCTACAACTGGCGCCAGCAGGTGATCGACACGACGGCCGACTCGGGGCAGCCCGATGCCGAGTACAAGCGCAACGTCGCGGTCCTCGTGCTCGACCGTAACGGCAAGGAAAAGCGCCGCTATAACCTCTTCGAGGCGTGGCCCTCGAAGTACTTCGCGGGCGAGTTCGACGCCGGGGCAGAAGAGAACGTCATCGAAGAGATGACGCTCACTTACAAGCGGTTCGAGCGGATCGACAAGAAGTAGCCGACCCCCCGCGGTTGGCGTCCTTTCGGGCGGCTGGGGTACCTTCGGGCACGGAGGACACACCCCATGCGTATCGTTTGCCCAAGCGGCTTTTCCGGACAGGCCCGTAAGCTCCGCGGCTCGGAACTTCAGACGATGGCGGATCGCATCGAAGAAGATTCCACCATCAGCGACGGCGGCACGACCATCGCGCCGCTGCTCAGCGGCGTATGGCTCGAGACCACCGACCCGGGCCCGTACAGCTTCATGACGGCGTCGGACACGACGACGCCCGACTGGCTTCGGATGGTCAAGGCCGACGTCATCGGCGCGCTCTTTCAGGTGCGGGTGGGGTCCTTTCGGGACGGGCACCTCTACACGTTTACGACGCAGTGCCCGGCCTGCAAGAAGCGCTACGACTGCGACATCGATATGCAGAAAGTCATCCTCGACAAAGCCAACCCCATACCGGAGACGACGCTGGAAGCGCTGAAGAGCGGTGCGGCACTCTCGGCCAAGCTTGTCGATGGGCGCGCGGTCAAGTTCCGCCTCACGACCATGGGCGACGACATTGCCCATGCCAAGATCCGTAAGCAGCTCGTCAGGCGTAAGGAGCGCGCGAACGACACGACGAACATCATCGATCAGCTCGCGATGATGATCGTTAGCGTCGAGGGCCTCACCCAGCTCGACCCGATTCGCGCATGGAAGTGGGCGCGCGACCTCGAGCTCGATGATCTCTACAGCCTCATCGACCAGTTCGACGCGCAGTCGGGCGGCTACGACACGATGATCGACGCTCGATGCCCACACTGCAAACACCTGCAGGAGATTGACCTCCCTTTGGGCAGGAGCTTCTTGGATCCTCGAAAACGCTCCGACCGATCCGAGAAGCAGATGGAGATGGAGGGGACGGTCCCGGAGGAGCGGAAGACGAACGCGAAGACGACGACGAGCTCCGCCTCGCAGGGGGAGGGGGAGGCGGACGCGTAAGCGTTCACGCGGCCTTCCTGCGCCAGCTCTTCCCCTGGGCGCATCGCCAGACGCTGCTCGAGTGGATGCACACCCTCACGTTTCAGACGTACGGCGGCAGCGGATACGGCTTCTCGAGGAGCGAAGTTTTGGCGATGCCTTGCGACGAGATAGAGTGGTTTATCAAGCGGGCGGAGCTCGCGAACAGGCAGATGGCCGAGGCCATCCAAAGGGCGAAGGGCGCGAAAACCTAAGCCGGCGGGGAGGGGGGAAGTGCTCAATTCACTGGGGCTCGGGCTCGTGTTTACCGCCAAGGACATGGCGACGGACACAATCGGCAAGATGACCGGGCACTTCAAGCAGCTCGAGAAGGCGGGGGGGCTCGCCGGGGCCGCTGCGTCGAGCGGCTTGTCGGCGGCCAAGATCGGCCTCTTGTCGCTCGGCGCCGGGGCGGCGACGCTCGCCATCGGCATGAAGGCAGCGGAGAAGTTCACGGCCTTCGAGTTCAATTTGGCGGCGGTCGGCGCCGTCACCAAGGCGACCACCGCCGAGCTCGAGATGCTCCGCAATGCGGCGCTCGAAGCTGGCATGAAGACGGAGTTTTCCCCGACGGCCGCGGTCGAGGGCTTGAACACGCTCACCACCGCGGGCCAGACGGCGAAGGAAGCCGTCTCCACCCTGGTGCCGGTGCTCGACCTCGCCGGCGCGTCGTTCGGCAAGCTTTCCGTCGAGGGCGCCGCGGGCGCGGTCGTCGGCACGCTCAACTCGTTCGGCATGGCGGCGAGCGATTCAACGGTCCTGGTCGACAAGCTCGTGAAGACGACGAACCTCACGAACTTTTCTTTCGGCGACTTCGAGGCGGGGCTCTCGACCGCGGCCGCCTCGGCCGGCGTCTTCAATCAGACTCTCGACGACACCCTCATCACGATGGGCCTGCTCCGAAACCGCAACATCGACGCGTCCTCCTCGGCGACGGCGCTACGCGAATCGATGCGGCGGCTCGGCTCGGACGCGGGCGCGCAGAAGGCCGTGCTCGCCGCAGACGTCAAAATCTTCGACGACCTCACGGGCAAGATGCGCCCGGTGCTCGACATCACCGGCGACCTCATCGACAAGACGAAGGACTGGACCGAGCAAAAGCGCAATGCCCTCGTCGTCGACGCCTTCGGTGCTCGAGGGCTTCTCGCCTTCGCATCGATCCAGAAAGCTTCCTTCACCCAGAGCAAGAACGGCATCGACGTGACGCTGAAGGGCCGCGACGCGATCGCGGCGATGCGCAAGGAAATGAGCGGCGCGGCGGGCTCGGCCGAGGAATTCCGGCACGCTCTTCTCGACACCTACCAGGGCCAGCTCATTCTCTTGAAGGGCGCCAAGGAAACCGCTCAAATTCTCGGCGGCGAGGCGTTCGCGGCTGTCTTCAAGCCCATCGTTTCCCTGGCGGTCAGCGGGATCAATTCGCTGAACCGCGCGCTTCAGGCCGTGCCAAAGCCGGTCAAGGCCTTCGTCGGTCAGATCGTGCTCGGGGCGGGCGCGTTCTTGTCGCTCGTCGGCACCGTTCTCATGGTCAAGTCCGCCATGATGCTACTCGGCATCAGCCTCGGCGGCATTGCCATTTCGTTCGGTAAAGTCCTGCTCGTGATGCTGCCGGTCATCGCGACGATCGGCGTCTTGATCGGGATTTTCTACGCTTTGCGCCAAGCCTACACGCAGAACGTCGGCGGCATTGCCGACATGCTGCACAACGTTTTCACGAAGGTTCGGCTCGGCTTTCGCGCCATCGTCCAGCTATTTACCGACGGCGGCTTCTCGGGCGCCGTGCGCGACGAGCTCAACGAAGCGGGCAACTCGGGGATCAAAAAGTTTGCGATCAACCTCTTTCTCGTGGTCGCGCGCATCCAGAATTTTTTCGAGGGTGTCGTCAGCGGCATCAAGGAAAACATCGGCAGCGTTGCGCCCGCCTTCGAGAGCCTGAAGAACGCATTCTTCAGGCTGGCAGAGGCCCTTGGCCTGACCGAGGGGGCGATCGATCACGCGGCGGCCAAGAACTCCTTCGACAAGTGGGGCAATGCCGGCAAGACGGCCGGCGCACTCATCGTCGACGCCATCGAGATCATCACGAAGACAATCACCGCGCTCACCGACATTTTCACCGGCCTCATCAAAGGATGGAACAAATTTTGGGAGGGCATGACGGGCGACACCGAGCTCTTGAAGGGGCTCAATACCCAGTTCAAAGACCTGAAGGAATCGCTTCACTCGCAGACCATCGAGGTCGAGAGTGCGAAGAGCGGCTGGACGACGTTCGGCGAGATCTTGAGCGGCACCGGGCTCGCCGCCCTGAATGCGGTCATCGGCGTCGCTTACAGCCTTTGGGATGTGCTGGTGGGCGTCATGACCATCTTGAGCGGCATCGGTAACCTCGTCGGCGGGGCCTTGTTCGACAACTGGACGCGCGCTTGGTTCGGTATGAAGGAAATCGTCTTCGGCGTCATTTTCACCATCTACAAGGCCATGGAGAGCGTCATGAAGCTGGTCGTCGGTCTCGCCGACACCATCATGCGGATCTTCAATGTCGACATCGGCGCCTCGAAGCTCTTGAGCGATCTGACCGCTCATCGGCCGGTAACCGAGAACGCGCTTCGATCGACCTTCGGTGTGACGGAGGCGGATCGCGTAGCGGCCGATGCCTTTTCGCCGAACTTCAACGACCTCGGACCGCAGCCGAACTTTAGCCCCGCGGGGCCGACGCCCGCGACCGCGCCGGCCGTCGCCGCTGCTGCGGGCGCGCCGGAGCCGATCATGTCTGGCGGCGGGCCGGTATCGTCCTCCGCCCCTCAGATCGTGCGAGCGACGCTCGTCGTCGATGGCCGCGCGATCGGGGAGCTAAACGCCAGCATGGGGCGCTCGAACGCCGACCGCAGCTCGCTGCCGGTCAGCATGAGCAGCGAGGGGTAAGCCCGATGCCGGCTGATCCCGACCTGAAACCAGAGCGCATCACGCTGACGCACTTGAAGAGCGGGTCGATGATCTCGGCGCAGTTCAACCCGAACGAGGTGAGCGAGGAGTTCGCCGCCGTCTATGGCAAGCTCGCCATCCTCGGCCAGTCGTACGAGCCGATGCAGTTCAGCCACACCGCGAACCCCAAGATTTCCTTCGACCTCGGCTTCGACCAAAAGAGTCTTCGCGACATCGCGAGCTCGGGGCCCATCACCGACCTTGCGCCAGACGGCAAGGTCCGTCCGGAGCTCGCGCGGCGATTTCTCATCGCGTGCAACTACCCGGTGCGGGGGGCGCAGGACGTTCTTTCCGGCGCGCCCTCCCGAATTCTCATCTTCTGGCCGCGGATGTATTCGATCGTCGGCAAGCTGACAGGCACGAGTTTCGGGCACAAGCGCTTCTCGAAGGAGGGCGCCCCGACGCTCTTTTCGGCGAAGCTCTCGTTCGAGATCGACTGGGGCCGGCGCATCACCTTCGAGGACATGCTGCAGTTCGGCCTCGAATTCGACGACGTCGTGCAGGGGAGCGGCTGACATGGCGGCGCCCGGGCGGCTCTCGCGTTACCGCTTCTGCTCGGCCGTGACCGACGAGGACGGCACGGTTTTTCTCACGGACCCCGAGCCATTCGGCTACGAGGATTTGCCCGACAACCAACGCCACAAGGTCGTCGAGGGCGATAATCTCTGGGCGCTCGCAAGCCGCTATTTCGACGTGCATGGCATCGACAACCCGGCCGAGCTTTGGTGGGTCATCGCCGAATTCCAGCCTGATCCAGTGTTCGATCCGACCATCAAGCTCGAGATCGGCCGGGTCATGCACATCCCCTCGGTGCGCACGGTGCTTGAGGACATCTTCTCCGAGTCGCGGCGGGCGGAGCATCTCTAGTGGCGCGCGGGCGGGGGGGCGGCAGGAAGAAGAAAGGCGGACCTGCCGGGCAGTTTCTCACGGTGCTGCCGCCCGATCCGAGGGTGACGCATGTGAGCGTGCCTATCGGGCAGCGGCGCGATAGCCCGATCTATACCGTCAAAGTGCGCGCGCCTGATGGCAAGGGCGTGCGCGTCGACCAGTCCGACCGGATTACCTCTTTCAAGTACGAGGACGAGGAATCGAAGGTCGACAAAATCGAGCTCGTCGTCGACAACTTCGACCTCTCGCTCATCGACTCGCCCCTCTGGCGCAAGGGCAACATCATCGAGGCAAGCTGGGGCTACCCGGGGCTCATGGCGCCGACGCGCGAGGCCGTCATTCACAAGGTCGTCGGGGCCAAGCAGCTGAAGGTCGAGGCCTACGACAAGGGAATCCTCTTTCACAGAGAGCACCGGATCCGGACCTGGGACAACGTGCGGCGAAGCGACGTCGCCCGGCGCGTCGCGCTCGAGTACGGCTTCGAGGGCGAGCGCGTCTTCATCCAAGACACCAAAGTCGTACAGCCTCACGTCTGCCAGGCGCGCATGACCGACGCGCAGCTCCTACGCGACATGGCCAAGCGCGAGGGCTTCGATTGGTACATCGACTTCGACGGCTTTCACTTTCACGAGCGGCAACTGCGGCAAAAACCGATCCGAACCTTCATCTATTACTCGGGCCCCGACGCGGGCGACATCATCGATTGGGACATCGAGAACGACATCTCGGCGGCAAAGCCGGGCGAGGTGAAGGCGATGGGGCGCGATGCCATCACCAAGCAGGACTTCTCTTACACCGCCAACAATAAAAACACCGAGCGCACGGCCCTCGCGCCGGTGATCGATATCGTCAATCGCGAGGACGGCACCACGCACAGTGAGCCGCTCGCGAAGACGACGGCGACGGCCGCCATTCATCCGAGTACCGAAGCGAATGCCGAGTCGGCCAAGCGCCATGCCGACGGCGCGTACAAGCGGGCGCAGCTGCTCGCCGTCAAGCTGACGATGACGGTGTGGGGCGATCCGCGCCTCGTCGGCAAATCGGTGGTCTCGGTCGAGCGCATCGGGCCGACGGTCTCGGGCAATTACTACATCACCAGCTGCCATCACGACCTCGACGGCTCGAGCTACAAGTGCGTCCTCAAGCTCCGGCGCGACGGGCGTAACCTCGCCACGGGGACCGCCTTCGACGAGCTGCCGGGCCAGGGCAAGGGCGTCAAAGCGGCGGCCGCGACCAACGCCCAGAAGGGCGGCGCAGCGAGCGGCGGCACCGCGGCGGTGACCCCGCTCGAGTCGGTCGACCGAGAAAGCGGGCGCTCGTCGACGGTCTACCGCGACACCGCGGGCCGACAAATCGCCGTCAGTTCCGGCGGGGTCGCGGATGTCGGGGCGGGCATGTCGCGCGCATCGAGCGGAGTCGAGGACAACCAAGCAGGCGTTTCGAGGACGATTCCCTAATGCCGACCCCCCAAGAGCACGCTGACGACGTTCGCTATTTCTCGGCCTGGCCGGCTACCGTCGTCGACCGCGCGGACCCGATGGGGCTTCACCGCGTTCGGCTCGCGGTGCCGGGCATCATCGATCCTTCCGCGTGGGCGGTGCCCATCACCATGGGCGGCGGCGCCCCTCAGCGGGGCGGCCACATCGTTCCCGCGCTCGGGGCCGACTGCATCGTCTGGTTTCTTGGCGGCGACGTCGAGCGCCCGGCCTACGCCGCCAGCAACTGGGGGGTGCGGCCGAAGGAGGGCAGCGAGATGCCGGGCACGGCGAAGGATGCCGGCAAGGACGCGCACGACGTGCAGGTGTTGCAGCTCGGCACGGTCGTCATCACGGTCGACGAGCGCCCTCGCAAGGGCAAGGTCGGCCAGCTGGTCGTCGTCGAGAACACCGTCTCGGGTGACCACATCACTATGGATCTCGAGAGCCACGGCATCGAGATCGCGGCAACCTCGCTGCTCAATCTCAAAGCCGACGGCATTCTCTCGCTCGAGGCGGCACAAATCCAAATCAACGGGCGCATCGTGCGCCCCTCGAAGGACCAGATCTGATGGAGCCGATACCGCTCATCGAAGGCAACTGCGCGGATCTCAACCCCGGACCTGGCGAGCTCCGGCTGCTCCTTCCGGGCGGCGCCGAGCTCTTCGCGGTCGACCACCTTCACCTCGGCTCGGCTGCGGCCGCGACGCGCGGGCTCATGGCGCAGGCCAATTCGGCGCTCGCGCCGCTCACGCCGATTTTCAACATCATGGACGTCGTGCAGGCGCTCGTCGATTGCATCAAGGCGGTGCCGGGGATCTTGGGGCCCCCTCCTAACCCGGCGAAGCTGCTCGCGCTGCTGGAGAAGCTCGGGGCGAAGCTCGACAAGCTGACCGAGGCATTCCCGCCGCGCTCGGTGCCGGTCATGGTGAAGACCCTTCTCGAGGCCATCATCGTCGCGCTCGTCGGCCTTCGCGACGAGATGCAAGCCCTCATCGTCCAGCAGGCGCGCATCGTGAACCTCGAGCTGAAGGCGCAGAAGCTCAACAATACGGCGCTTGCCGCGGCGCTCATCTGCTCGAAGCAGAACCTCGCGATCCAGCTCATCAACTTCAACGACTCGGTCAAGCCGATCGCCCGCCTCGTGATGATGGTGAACACCCTGCTCGAGCTCATCGGCCAGAAGTGCATCAAGATCCCGATCGATCCCATCGCGAGCATCGCCATCGAGGCCATCGAGCCGTTCGACGACGCCATCAAGTTCTTGCAGAGCATCCGCGACGCGATCCCGGGCTTTCCGAAACTCCCTCGGCCGGTGCCGCTTTCGACCGACCCGCCCTGCTGAAAAGGGCACGTGATGGATTCGAACCACCGCCTTCGGGGTACGAGCCCGATGAGCTGCCGCTGCTCCAACGTGCCCTAAGGAAAGTCTCTCACATTCGCAACCGGCCGGAGTTGTGGGCGCTTAGCCGCACCATGATAGGTTCCGGCCGGGGGGGTGCATGGGGGCACACTTTCGGTTTAACCAAGCGGCTAACCCGGTGCCGGCCGGCACGGTCGACACCGGGCGAGACGACATCTGGAAGGGGCACCCCCTCACGCTCGTCGTCGATGCGGACGGGCCCGAGGCCAATTGCGAGATCCTCTACCTCGACGCCCCGGCGGGCTCGACGCTGCTCGGTCACCACGTCATCGGCGATTTCACGCCGGCGGACGTCACGCCCGACGCCTTCGGACCATACGAGGTCGAGGTCCGCGTCCGAAATGCCGATGTCGCCGCCGGTAACCGCCGCAGACTCGTCTTCAATGTCACCCGCGACGAGCTAGGCCACATCGTCGACGGAGGGCACACCGAGCCCGCCTTCGGCGAAGAGCAGAAGGAAGGCGCCGACACGAGCAAGGGGTGGGACTACCGGGCGCGCGCGTGGATAGACGCCCTCTATCCTACCTTTGCCGACAAGACCGAGCTGCGCGCGCACATCGGCAACCGCCAGAAGGCGTGCTTCGTCCCTGGGCTCGGGATCCTCGATTGGGACGCGGCGAGCATCGCGGCCGACGATGACGAGCTCGTCTTCAAGCCGGCCGCCTACACGAGCGAGGCGGGGCGCTGGGTCCTGCGCACCTTCACGGCGGGCAGCATCGGCCTGTCGGGCGGGGCCGAGGGCCAGGCGCTCATCAACCACTCGGGCAAGTGGGTCCCCTCGACAAACTTCTCCGCGCAGAACCTGACGACGACGGGCAGGATCACGGTCGGCGGCGCGGCGGACACCCAAGGGGTCGTCATCGTCGCGAACGCCGCGCAGACGGCGAACCTGGTCGAGTTCCGGCGGAGCGACGCGACGGTCGCCCTCCGCGTCTCGGGGGATGCGGCGGTCATCGAGTGGGGCGCGGCGGTTGTGGCGCCGACCATCAAGCAGGCTAACAACACGACGAACGGCGCGACCGGGCAGCCCCTCACGATTCAGGCGGCGAACGCGACGGGCACCACGTCGACGGGCGGCGCGCTCAACTTGACCTCCGGCACCGGAACCACCGCGCCCGGTGCTCTCACCCTGCAGAGGGGAGGCGTTACGATTGGAACCATCAGCGCGATCGGGCTGACGGTGGGCAGCACAGTCAGCCCGGCAGGCGGCCGCGCGGTCATCGGCAGCCTCATCGGGTCCGAAGCCACATTCGGTGCGATCTGGATGGGCAACGTCACCCCCACCGCGACGAACTCGATCCTCTACAGCAATGGGACGGCGGACGTCCAGCTGCAAGTGCCCGGCAACGGTCCGCTGCGCTTCGTCGTCAATCAGGTGTCAGCTGGCCGTTGGAATTCATTTGGACTTAGGATTGGCGACAACACGGCGGCGACCGAGCGGCTCGAGGTGCTCGGAAACATCAAAATCGACACAGCGACCACGACGCCGAAGTTTTTTCAGGCCGACAACGTCACCAACGCCGCGACGGCGGCCGCCCTCACGATCCAGGCCGCAAATGCGACCGGCACCACCTCGACGGGCGGTGCCCTCAATCTGACCTCCGGCACGGGCACGACGGCGCCTGGTGCTCTCAACCTTCAGAGGGGCGGCGTCACGATTGGAACCATCAGCGCAATCGGGCTCACGGTGGCAAGCACCACGAGCTCGACGGGCCGGGCGGTCATCGGCAGTCTCATCGGCAGCGAGACGGCTTTCGGTGGGCTCTGGCTCGGCAACATCACCCCGAGCAGCACGAATTACACGCTCTACGGCGGCAATTCCGTAGCGGTACTCAACTCGGCAGTGGAAACCCTCTTCATTATTGGCGGGGCTGTCATCGGTCTCGCCCGGGCTAGCGGGTTTGGTGTTGGGCTCGGGTCCGGCAATAACCCAGCGGAAAAGCTGCACGTCGTCGGCAGCATCTGCATCGATGCCGCGACGGTCACGCCGAAGTTCTACCAGCGCGACGTCACGACCAACGGCGCGACCGGGGCAACGCTCACCATCCAAGCGCAGAACGCCACCGGCACGACCAGCACGGGCGGCTCGCTCGTTCTCCAGGCGGGCGCCGGCACCACGCAGGCAGGGCCTTTCGTCCTCAAGCGCGGCACGCACGAGTTTCTGAGGGCGGAGAACCCTGTCGCCACGAACGATAATTATGTGAGCATCACCGGTGGAACCATCAACGGCATTTTTCTGAATGCAGACATCCTTCGGGTTATCACCACAGCTGGCACGTACAAGGGGACGTGGAACGCGACGGGCCTCCGCATCGGCGACTCGACGGCCGCGACCGAGAAGCTAGACGTGGTCGGCCGTGCGAAGTTCGGGGTCAGCGGGGGGAAGGTAGTTCTGGACAGTCACCCGTCGGCACCAACATCGCACGGGGTTATCTACTTAGGCACGCAGGCCGTGCTTGGTGCGGCGAATTACGCGCTGTACGGTTCAGATGGTGGTGACACGTCGCTGAACAGCACGACCTATCTTCGATTCACGATCAGCAATAGCGAGATTGGAACTTGGAGAACGACAGGTCTTCGCGTTGGAGACAACACTGCTGCAACGGCGATGCTCGACGTCATCGGTCGCGCGAAGATCGGCGTCGGTGCGGGCAAGGTCGTCATCGACAGCGACATCACCTTTCCGTCGTCCGATGCCACAATCTGGTTCGGCCCCATTACGCCATCGGGAACGAACGGTTCGCTTCGCGGGGACGGCACGACCTACACGATGATCAATGGGCCGGCCAACATCCGGTTTCGCACGGCCAACACCGGTCGCGGGTATTGGGACTCAACGGGCCTCAAGATTGGAGCGGAGTCGGCGGCGACCGCGATGCTCGAGGTGGTCGGTAGCGCGATCATTGGAGGCCGCGTGACGGCCGGTTCCGCCACAGGCAAGGTCTTCGCCGATAACCTCACCGGCTCGGCCACGACGCATGGCGCGATCTGGTTCGGCAACATCACGCCGTCTGCAACCAACACCACGCTTTGGGGCAACGGCAACACCGACACGCGCCTTAGCGTTCCAGGCGCTGGCGTCATCGACTTCGTCCGATCGGGCGTCGGCATCGCGCGCCTCAATGATGTGGGCCTCAAGATTGGTGCAGCGACCACACCCGCCTTCGCACTCGATGTCATCGGCAGCGCGAAGGTGACCGTCGGCCTCGTGATCGGAACCGGCGTCGTCACCATCACGGAGGGAACGGCCGTGCCCTCCGCGGCCGAGGTGGACGGCTCGGCCTACTTTCGCAGCGGCTCGCCGAACGGCTCGATCTACGTGCGCACGAACGGCGCGTGGGTGCAGCTCGGCGGGGGCGGCTTTCAGACGCTCACGGTCACGACGACGCCAGTCACCATCAGCAATGGCGCCGACTACATCGTCTTCGTCGACACGACAGTGCCGCGCGCGATCACGCTGCCGACGCCCGCCGCTGCGCGCACGGTCGTCCTCATCGACATCTCGGGCTTGTGCGGGACGAACAACATCACCCTCGTTCGCGCCGCGGCCGAGCAGATCATGGGGATCGCCGCCTCCTACGTTTTCTCGACCAACTGGGGCGCGTGGACGGTCCGATCGAACGGCACCAACTGGTTCATTCAATAGGCGGGGGGGGGAAGTGAAGCTCGCGACCAAGGTCTTTACATCGAGCGGAACCTGGACTGCCCCCGCCGGCGTGACCGCCGCGCTCGTCGGCGGCATGGGCGGGGGCAGCGGGGGCGGCGGCGGCGGCGGCGGGGCGACGGGCAACGTCTACGGCGGCGGCGCGGGCGGCGGCGCGGGCGCGGCGGTCTTCAACTGGCGTCTCATTCCGGTGACGCCGGGGACCCCCTACACGGTGACAGTCGGCAGCGGCGCGCCGGGGGGCGCCGGGGGCGCGGCGGACAGCGGCGGCGCGGACGGCAGCACGAGCGTGACGACGTCCTTCGGCGGCTTTCTCGTTTCGTTTCTGGCGAGTGAGCCGGGGCGCGGCGGCAAGGCTGGCAACTCCGACGGCCAGGGCGGCGGCGGCGCCGGCAGCACCACGAAGATGAATCCCGTCCCCCTTGCGGTCGGCGCGACGGGTCTCAATTGCGGCGGAAGCGGCGGCGCCGGCGGCATCTCCGCGACCGGCTACCCGGGCCTCGTCGGCGGGGCCACGGAGTGCAGCGTCAACAGCTCGGTCAGTCAAACACCAGGCACAGGGGGCACGGCCATCAACACGCGCGGCGGCGGGGGCGGCGGCGGGTGCGGGGGCATTTCGGATAGCCCCTGGGTGACGGCGTCGACGCCGCTCGGTGGAAACGGCGGCAATGGTAACGACGCCGGGGTCGGGGGCGCGGGCTCGATGCCGGCGACGCCCACGGCGAGCTCGGGCCAGGGGGGCGGCGGCGGCGGTGGCGGCGGCGCCGGCAGCGGCAAGGGCGGCGCGGGCGGCGCGGGCGGCTCGGGGGCGAGTGGCCTCCTCATCGTCGTGTGGCTCGAGTGAGCCGGGGGGGGTGGGCGCTTGCGATGGGCTTCTGTTACCTGAGAAGGCGTGCGGAGCGGTCGAACGACGCTGAGCAGCGGCCTCTTGGCCTTCCGCTTCGAGGAGAGAAAAGCCATGGCTGAACTACGACACATCGAGATCCCCGAGACCGTGAAAATACTCGGCAACCTCCCGTACCCGTTCGTCGAGTGCGTCGACTTCCTCATCCGCACCGATCATCGGTTCAACGACAACGGTAACGGCATCCGCGCCGGCGCCGAGATCAAGGCCGAGATGAAGGGCAAAAAGCCGGGCGATCGGGCGACGCTCGACGAGCCGAACTGGAAGCTCTTGCACGACGTGATGGAGGAACCTCACGGCCCCGAGCAGGACAAAAGGACCGGCAAGTGGGGCGTCTTTTCGCAGACGGGCACTGACCGCGACGGCAAAGAGGTCGTCATCGGGGAGTACCTCGTCGGGGGGGGCGACTTTCTCCCGTACCTCGAAGCCGTCTCCGAGAAGGGCACGCAAGCGGTCGCTGAGCAGATCAAGGCCGAGGCCAAGGCGGACGCGAAGCAGAAGCCGAAGGGCAAGCAAAAACCCGGCGGCCAACAGCCGAAGGCCGAGAAGGTGGCGGTCAAAAAACCATTGAAGCCAATCCCCGACGCCATCAAGCCGACGGCGACCAACGGGCGCGCGGTCGCGAGCTAGGCGATGCCGTACGGCTCGGGCGCGTGGGGGGGGAGGCGGGACCCAGTTCCGCCAACGTTCGCGGGTATCACGGCGCTCGATGCGGCGACCGTGCACACGCTGACGGCCCACTGGGCCCCCGCGACCGACGACATCACGCCGCAGCCGCGCATCGTTTACGACCTCTCGGTGCACGCGGCGGCGGGGCAAGACTTCGAGCTCATGTACTCGACCGATCCGGGCGAAACCTCCTTCGTCATCCCGGATCGGCTCGTCGGCACGCCCTATTTCGTGGTCGTGCGGGCGCGAGACGAGGCGCAGAACCGCGACGAGAACACGGTCGAGCTCTCGGCAAGCACGCTCGACGACACGACGCCGCCGGTCTTTGGGGGGCTCGACGCGGCGGTCGCGGTGAGCGGCGCGAGCGCGCTTCTCAGCTGGGATCCGGCGAGCGATGACAACTCCTTGCCGCAGGCGATCGAGTACGACGTGTACGTCTCGACCACTCCCGGAGGGCAGAACTTTCTCGACCCCCCCGCCTACATCTCGCCGCCCGGCGCGACGGTGCTCGCCGTCGGGGGGCTCTCGCCGAATACGACCTACTACTTCGTCGTTCGCGCGCGCGACGAGGCCGGCAACCGCGACGCCAACACCGTCGAGCGAAGCGCCGACACGGGCTTCGATTCGACGCCCCCGACCGTCGTCTACGATCCGCCGAGCCTCACCGACATCGCCCGCTTCGATCACATCGGCATCACGGTGACCGACGACCAGGGGGCTTTTCGGCGCGTCATCATCATCGTCACCTTCGAGGCGACGGGCGCGTGCGACGTCGTGCACGACGGGGTCAGGTACAAGGGCCTCTACGCCGCAGAATCGAGCCGGACGATCGTGCCGGGCGGCTTCGCTTACGACGTGGCGCGTTTCGGGGGATGGCCAGCCACGCCATCCTTCGAGGTCTTTGCGATCGATCTGAAAGGAAACGAGGCCGAGTAATGCCGCAAGTAGCCGTCTTTCCGCTCCTTCCCTCGTCGACGCCGGCGCCGCCATCGAGCGGCGGGGCGGGCCAGTCCGATGCGGCCGCTATCCTCGCGACCGACGCCTTTCTCGGCATCGGGCTCTTGCACCCCTTTCGCCGCGACCTGAAGAGCGATTTCGCGTCCGGCACCGGCGCCGATCTCGTGTCGAGTAACCTCCGGCAAATCCTCGGCACCAAGGGTGGCACCGACCGGCGGCCGGGTGAGGTGAGGTGGCGGAGCCGGTTCGGCTCGCAGCTGCACACCCTGCGGCACGCTTCGAATAACCCGGCCTTTCAGGAGCTCGCGCGCCTCTACGTGGTCGATCCGGTGCGGCGCTGGGAGCCGCGCGCGCGCATCAAAAGGGTCGAGCTCGAGCGCCTCGAAAGCGGAACCAAGCGCGGCTCCCAGGTGCACGTCCGCTACGACCTCGTCGACGCGTCGGCTGGCCAGCGGGTCATCGAGCGCGACGTTACCGTCAGTTTGCCGGTCGGCCTGACGGCGTGAGAGGTTCGGTGCGCTGATGGCCCTTCTGCCGATCGTCCTCGACAAGACCGACAAGGATTTCGCGAACGTGCTCGCGCGGATGAGAAACCTCATCCGCTCGGTCTTCCCGAAGTGGACGGAAGAAAACGTCGCCAATTTCGGCAACCTCCTCATCGAGCTCGAGGCGCACCTCGCGGACCTCAAGGCCTTCTACATCGACAAGTGGGCGCGCGAATCGCGCCTCGTCAGCGCGCAGCTCCGGCGCAGCGTCATGGCGCACGCGAAGCTTCTCGCCTACCAGCCCGGGGGGGCGACGGCGGCGACGGTCGACGTGCGCTTTAGTCTTCCCGCGCCCCTCGCGAATCCAGTGCCCATCGCGAAGGGCAACGGCGTCAAAACGCCCGAGGTCACCAACGCCATCCGCTTCGAGGTCGAGGACGACGAGGAGCTCGCCGCGGGGCAGACGAGCGTGACGCTCACCCTCGAAAATTCGGTCAGAACCACCGAGGCCTTCATCCCGCAGCAGGGCGTACCCGACCAGACGTTTCAGCTGACGAAGGCGCCCTTTCTCGACGACTCGTCCATCGTCACGGCCGGCAACGGCGCCTACACCCAGGTCGGCAACTTCCTCGACTCCGACTCGACCGAGCGCCACTACGTCGAGTCGGTCGACGCGCTCGGCCGCTGCCAGCTCCGGTTCGGCAACGGCATCAACGGCGCCATCCCGACCGGCACCCTCACGGTCACTTACAAGACCGGAGGGGGCGACATCGGCGTGCTCGAGGTGGGCAGCGTGCGCGTGCTCGAGGGCGTCTACCGCGACTCGCTCGGCAACCCGGTCGCGCTCTCGGCCGAGAACCTCGTGAAATCGATCGGCGGGACCAACCGCGAATCGAACGCGCAGATCAAGCAGAACGCCCCTCGGCAGCTGCGCGTGCTCTCGCGCGCGGTCGCCCGTGAGGACTTCGAAATCGTGGCCGAGCTGACGACGGGCGTAGCGCGCGCGCTCTACCTCACGAAGAACGAGGATCCCGCCGTACCCGAGAACACGGGCCGCCTTTTTATCGTTCCGATCGGCGGCGGGCAGGCCTCGCCGGCGCTCGTGACGGAGATTGGCGCCCGTTTCGCTGGTCCTACCGCGGACTACCCGAAGACCAACACGCTCAACCTCATCACCCAGACCGCCCCTTACGCGACCGTCGACGTGACGCTGCTCGCGTACAAGCGGCCAGGGGTCACGGGCGCGCAGGCCAAGGCCGCGGTGCTGAACGCGCTCGAGACGTTCTTCGCCATCCAGGTGAGGGCGTCGGATCTCCTGGCAACAGCGCCCGAGCTCGCGGCGTCCATCGGTGTCACGGCGGCCGACGGCGACGCGCTTGTGCAAAACCCGCGCGTCGACTTCGGCTGGCACTTCAAGGATGCCGACGGCAACCCGACCGGCGAGCTGCCCTTCTCCGACGTCTACAACGTGGTCCGGGACGTCGCCGAGCTCCGCAAGCTCGGGGCGGGCCAGACCGATTTTCTTCTGAACGGCCTGCGCTCCGACGTCGTCATCTCCAATTTCGCGTTCCCTGTCCTCGGCACGGTCGTCATCATCGATGCCGACACGAGCCTGCCCCTCTAGGCCGAGCGATGCCTGCGCCCGGCAACCTCAGTTTCGAGACACCCGCCGAGCAGCCGGGGCTTGCCGAGGGCTGGACGCTCACGTCGCTTTCCGCGGCGTATGAAAAGGCGGGGTTTGGCGCGGCCGCTTTCGTCTCGGTCGGGGCCGATTGGACCGATGTCACCGGCATCGGGCAGCTCGGCCGGTTCGTGCCCGAGGTGGTCGCGCCGAACGGCTTCTTCAGCTTCGTCATGGAGACCATCGCGACGGCGGCGTCGCTCGCCTACGACCCAGGCATCGAGCACAACCTCGTCTACTTCGATGCGAGCAATCGGCTTTTCTATGACGTCAGCACCCAGCAGATCATTCTCCGCATTGGCGGGGTGAATCTCCTTTCAGCGCCGCTCACGTGGACAGCGTCGACGGTGATGACCTTCACCGCCAAGCACCTCGCGACCGGGCGCACGCTCTCTGTTGCCGGCGCGGCGAGTGGCAACGGCACGGTCACCGCGGCTGCGAAGACGGCCATGGTCGGCATGCCGCGCGTCGGGTACGTGCTCGGCCTGCCAGGCGTCGTCGAGACGGAGTGGGGCGTTTACTCCTGGATCGCCCAGCGCGACCAGATCGATGTCGAAGACTTCGAACGGCGCTGGGGCAATTTCTACTACGACCTCGAACCTTACGCGCTCGCGCTCGGGTCGGCGTCGTTCGGCGCCTTGCTCTTCGAGGGCTTCGAGGTTGACTGGGATGATTTCTTGCGCGGTCTCGCCGCAACCGCCGAGGCGAGCTTCGATTCGGATCCAGGGCCTGCCAGAAGCTACGAGGACTTCGAGCAACTCGGCCCCTACGCGCTCGACTTCCCGGGCGTCGAGGCGGCAGTCTTCGGCATCGAGAGCTTTGATCCGCTCGGCTGGGATGAGGGCTACACCCTCGGGCTCTTCGCCGTCGAGACGGCCCTCTTCGCCGGAACGAACGCGGATCCGGCCGAGGGCTTCGAGCGTGTCTTCGGACCGGTCGCGGTCGCGGTCTCGCCGGCGCCGGCGAGCGAGCTCGGTTGGGAGGGGCACCCGTTTTTTGCCGACGACAGGTGCGGCTTCTCGACGAGCGGCGCGTTTCCCCTCGGCATCTCCGACGGCATCCTCTTCTACGTTGTCAACCCGACGACGCTCGGGTTTCAGATCTCGCAGGCGCTCGGGGGCGCGGTCATTGTGATCGGCGACTACGGCAGCGGGCAGCTCAAAGTGTTTGGCGATCCATCCCTCTTCTGGGTCGACGTCATCTGAAAGGAATCGCGCCATGGCCTCCTCTGATTGGGCAGCTCTCATCAACGCGCTCGGCTCGTCTTCCGTCCTTCAGGGCGTGACCGGCGGAACGACGCCCGCTTCGGGCGGCGGGTCCTTCGTCTACGGGGCGGCGAGCATTCTCAATAACCCGGGCGTCGTCGGCCGCTACGTCGACTTGCCGAACTTCAATCCGATGCTGAAGGGCGGGCGCATCACCGGGGCCATTCGGCGCGGGCCGTCGGCTGGCGGGGCGGGCGTCGCGCCCTTCATCTTCCTCGCGCTCGGCGGCAACACCGTGACCGACAACGCCTACATCCTCGGGCTTTCCGACGCCGACCCCTCGCACATCGTGCTTCGAAAAGGGCAGCTCGCGCTCGGCATTCCCGATGTGCCCCCGGGCTCGTCGGGCGTGCTCGCGCGCTCGACGGCGAGCGTCATCCAAGGAACTTGGGTGCACCTCCGGCTCGACGTCGTCGTCAATACGAGCGGCGACGTCGTCATCAACGCTTACCGGTCAGAGCTCACCGCCAATCCGGTCATCACGCCCGCGTGGGTCAAGATCCCGGGGATGAGCGACTATCCGAACGGGCTCGAGGCGACGGCCTTCATTGACGACGCGATGGGCGTCAATAGCGGCACCTTGCCTCTCACCTCGGGCCGCGTCGGCTTCGGCATGCAGGTGTCGGACGTCTCGCGGCGCGCCTACTGGGACCACCTGACCGTCGACAGGCAGCTTTAACCCGTGGGTCTCACGGCATGGACCGGCGAGCTCGGCCTGACCGAAGGCCGCATCGTCCCAGAGGGGGCAGGCCCGGGCTATGTCTTTCTGCTTGGCAGTGACGCGGCGGGCGTCGTCGAGCCGGTTCGCGTCGGCGACTTCGCGAAGGTCGAGCAGACCGGCGACCTCACGGGACTGCATCTCATCCGGGGGTCGTTCCGGCTTCGGCCGCCCGCGCCCTTGCCGGCGGGGCTCGTCTGGCGCTTTTCCATCCTCGTCGATGGCGTCGAGTACGCGGGGCAAAACATCGAACGCGCGCGCACGCGCGTCGATCTCGCGGCCGACATCTCCGCCCTCTCGGGCAGCCACGCCATCGCGTTTCGGCTCCTCCTGACCGGCGGCCAGAGCGGCACGACGCTTGCCGTCAACAGCTACGAGGCGCTCACGAAAAAGGCGACGCTCATCGGCCTCACCGGCGCGACGCTCGCCATGCGGGGCAGGGGGATCCTCGTTTCCGGCGCCGCCCAGGCGGCGAACAACGGCCTCTTTCATGTGACCGATTTCGTCTCGGCGACGAGCGTCAAGATCTTGAACGGCGCGGCGACGACGATCGAGGCCAACAACGGATCCATCGCTTGGAAAGTCGCCCACTACGATCTCGAACTGCCGGCGGCGTACGTCGACTCGGTCGTTCTCGTCGGGCTGCCTCTCGTCACGCCGGTGCTCGCCAACCGTGATCCCGAGCCGAACGACACCGGCGCGCCGGCCGATGGCCACATCGCGCTCGAGATCCTCGACGTCGGCGGCAGCGGCATCGCGACGGGCGTAACCGCGATCTATGTCGACGGCGTGCTCGCCTTCGACGGGGGCGTCTTTCAGGCCGGCTTCGATGGCCCTGGGTCCGAGAGTCACACCATCGGCGCGGGCAACCTCCACGTCACCATCGACCCGACATTCCTGCTCGAGAGCGAGCAGGTCGTCTCGGTCCGGGTCGTCTCTCAAACGACCGCCGGCTCGCCCCTCACCATCGACGAGACCTACACCTTCACGGTCGCCGACACGGCGGGGCCAGTCCTCTCGAGCGCGGTCGCCAGCAACCTCAAAATAGTCCGCGCGACGTTCGACGAGGACGTGCTTTCCGAGAGCGAGGCGGGTACGGCCGACGCGCTCAACCCGGCCAGCTGGGAGCTCGCGCTGCACCCGGAGGCGACGCGGCTCCCCGCCGTGACGCCGGCGATCGCCAGCATCACCAAGGTCTCCGAAAGCGAGTTCGACGTGACGGCCGACATCGAGCTCACCCCCCGGGCGGTTTACACGCTGACGGCGTGGGTCAAGGATCCGGGGGGTAACTCGGCGATCCCGCCGACCAACGCGGCGTCTTTTCTCGGCTACCAGCCGGCGATCCCAGCGGGGCGCGAGTTCGACGTCAAAGACCTCGTGCCGCAGATGAACATCGACGAGGACGAGACCGGCGATCTCGACAAGCTGCTCGGCATCATCCAGGAGGTCGAGGAGCTCGAGCTTTACGAAATCGACTCGATGGCCGACATCCTCGATTCGGACGTCGCGCCCGAGGCCTTCGTCGACGCGATGCTTGCCGATCTCGGCAACCCCTTCGACTTCGAGCTCTCGCTGAACGATAAGCGCCGGCTCGTCCCCTTGCTCGTGCCCGTCTACCGGCAGAAGGGCACCGATCCCGGCATCATCAATACCATCCGGCTCTTTTTGAGCATCGAGGTGACCATCACGACGCCGGTGCAATCGGGCACGGCGCTCGGGACCGGCACCCTCGGGGGCACTTTCGTGCTCGGTTCGACCCGGCAGGCCGATCTCTATACCTTCGTCGTCGAGTCACCCGTGCCGCTCGACGACACGACGAGAAGCCGCATGAACAGGATCATCGACTACATGAAAGACAGCCGCTGCCATTGGCGCATCGAGGAGCCATGAACCGACGCGACTACTACTACCTGCAGCCGCTTTCCGAATCCGAGCTCGACGATGGTTTCGAGCAGGCGGAGCTCGCCGATCGCGCCATCATGAGCGATCTGGCGATCTACGGTGTGGTCGCCGGCCTCGGCGTGGTCGAGCACACGCCGCAGAACATCTCGGTCGACATCGGGGCAGGGGTCGCCTACGACGCCTTTGGCCAGCGCATCCGCGTCACGAGCGGGCTCGTCCTTCCCCTCACGACCGATTACCTCGGCTCGTCGACCGCGGTCGTGACGCCGGGCAACCTCAAAAAGGTCGCCATCTTCATCAAGGCCGACCGGGTCCTTTCCGATCCTCGCATCGACGGCAATACCGACACGGTCTACTTCGAGCGCAACGAAACCTTTACCTTCCGCGTTGTGCAGGGGGGCGAGTCGCTCTCACCGACGGCCCCCGGCCCGCCCGATGTCTACTGTGTCCTTTTGGCGGACGTCACCCGCAGCTACGGGCAGACGGAGATCCTGGCCGCCGACATCGCGGTGACGCGCCGGCAGGACGTCTTTGCAATCGCCGGCGTGCCGGCGTCGATCCGGGCGGGTAACCCGATTGGCGCGATTTCGGCCATGCTCGGGCTCCTCAATAACCACGTCCTCGGCCTTGCCAATCCCCACATCTGGAACTCGCTGCAGGCCTTCACCGACATCTCGGTCGATACCCTGAAATACAACGCGACCACGTCGAACATCACGGGCTCGGGCGCGCTCGCGACCCAGAACCTCTCGTGGAATTCGATGTACCGGATCTTCGACTGCTCGACCTACACGGGCGTCTCGAGCACGCTCACCCTGAACTTCAACGCGGGCACCTTCCGGTTCGGGGCCGAGTACCGCATCGCGATCAAGCGAACGGCCTACAGCAACCTGCAAAAGCTCGCCATCAGCGCGACCGGCGGCATCTTGAGCCGGTTCGACGGCAGCGATCAATACCTGCAGCCGGGCAACGAAAACGCCGACACGTGGGATTTCTACGTCGGCCGCCCGCTCAGCGCGACCGAGATAGTGTGGAGCGCGGCGGCGCGCATCTAGGGGGGGCCGATGAGTCGACGAACGAGGGGCGGCAAAGAGGACGACTACCGCTGGTTTATGGATAGCGGTCAACCGAACTTTCAGGGATACGGGCGCGTGGGCGACGGCGTCGCTATGCCGCCGCCCCGACCGCTCACCAATGTGGGTGGGCTCGTTGTACTCACGGCAGATGTCGTTGTTCCTGCGGTCGACCCGATGTCCCTCTGGTCGTGCGAACTGATGCTCTTCTATGATGCGATCACGCTGCAGGCGATTCGGCAATTCTTCCTACCGATCGGTGTCTGCGTCATTGGCGGAAATTCGTACCTCGGCGTCGAGCCTCCGGCGGGCATCGTGAATGTGCAGTTCGGCCTTAATGCGAGCAGCCCTCCCGATACAGACCTCTCAACCATCTGGACCTCAACGAACGTAACGCTCTCGACTGGTGCGCGCTTCGTCGTGAGCTCCCTCAACCATGCCCAATCGAACGCTCCGTTGACGCCTATCCCACTTGGCGTCAATTCACTCAACGTGAGTGCGGGGGGGCTGCCATTCACTCAAATGAGCTTCTCAGTCTATAATACCCACGCCACGAATCCTTGCACTGCGGGGGAACTGCGCGTCGTCTGCTGGGGTGTGGAAGCGTAGCCGGTAAGGGAGCTGTATCGTCTGCCGTATGGCTGACCGACCCAAGCGGCCGCCGGCGGGACCCGATCCGTTTCGAGAAACCCGTCCGCGCATCCAGCCGCCGCCACCACCGCCCCGGCCGGACCGGTCGCGCCCGAGGCTCGACGAGAAGCGGGCCGAGATGGTGCGTGCCTACGTCGCCGGCGAGGCGATGCCGCTTAGCGATCCGCCGAGCGAGCCGCCGCCTGAAAGCGAGCCGCCCGAGAGCGAGAGCGATCCACCGGAGGTCGAGACGAGCGTCCCTCGGTTCGCGCGCGCGCGCATGGTCGAGCTCGGGCCGGACATGACCATACGGCCGCGGCGCACCTGGACCCAGCAGGTCAAGGACTGGGCCGAGACGCTCGGGCACGCGCAGAAGATCGTGATCGCGGTCGTCGGCATCGGCGGGGCTCTCACGGGCGTCGCGACCGCGCTGTACAAGGGGGGCGAGGCGGCCTACCGCTGGTATGCGACGAGGCCGAGCGCAGAGGAGCTCGACGCCAAATTCAAGGCGTGCGGCGAGCTCGTCAAATCCAAGGCCGACCAGGCGGACGTCGGCGCCTTGCGGGCGGAAGTCGCCGACGCTGGCGCGCAAGCCGGGGACAACTGGGACAAGCAGGACGAAATCAATAGGCATGTCCATGGAGAGCTCACCCGCTTTCGGAAGCAAACACCGCCCGCCTCGCTCGGGCCAAAAGCCAAGGCGGAAGGTCGTCACTGAGTGAGGACATCATCAGCGAGCGATAGCCAAGGGGCCCCGAGGGCTTCGGCGTCTTGGCCGCCCGCGCGTACGCGGGAAACTATTCCGACGCCCTCGAGGCAAATCGGACGTTACCAACCGCTAGCCGCCAAGCGGCGCCCGGGCGGTTTGTGCGCGCGGCTCTCGCTCGATAGGTTCCGAGGCATGAGATTCCAAGCGCTCTGCATCGCCCTGCAAGAAACCGTCGGCGACATCTTCTCGCCCGCGCTCGAGCTGCTCGGCCCGGTTGACCCATCGAAGCCGCAGACGCTTCTCACGCTCGCGCCGGTCTGGGTGTGGCTCATCGTGCGCGCCCTGAAAGCGGACACGAAGATCCCAGGGTGTTTGCCGCATCGCTACCGCAAGCCGCTCGCCTTCGGGCTCGCCTTTGCGGCCGGATGCCTCACGAAATTCGTGGCCGGCGGAACGTGGGTCCAGGCGGTGATGAACTTTGCGATGTCGGCGTCGCTTCCCGTGCTCGCTCACCGCGTCTTCGTTGAGAAGCTCCGGAGCGGCAAAGAGATCCCGCTTCCGTTTCTCATGAAGCCGGGCGCGCCGAACGGCGCCGGGGGCGTCGTCGGCTCGGGCCCGCTCGGCGGCGACATGCGCCGGGCGCAGCGCTCCGGCATTCGCCCGCCGGGCGATCGGCGCCGGCCCCCAGGGTCGACCATGATGCTCGTCTTTGCAGCAGCGCTCGCGCTCACGCCGCTCGGGTGCTTCCGGAGCGCGGGGCCCGCCCTCTCGAAGATCGCGGCCGGCATCGACGACGCGCAGCTCGTGCTCGACATCGTGCAGGCAGCGGTCAATGTGTTCTTCGCGCAGACGCCGAGCACCAAGCCGCCCGAGGCGCACGCCAAGATCCAGCAAGCCATCGATCGGTCGCGCCTCGCGGTCGGCGTGGCCATCCGGACGGCGCACGGGGCAGAGGCGCTTTCGGACAACCAGACCGCGGCCGCCTTCACCAATTTCCAGAAGGCATGGACCGAGCTGCAAGCGCTTCTCACCGAGTTCGGTGTGACGCAGCCGGACGGCACCTTCGCCGCAACCGTGGGCGGCTACCGCGCGCCGACCATACCGCCGCCGCTCGCGCTCTCCTTTGCGCGCTCACCGTAAGATGCCGACCATTCGCGAGCTCCCTGGGCGCGGCCGCGGATTCGAGGCGGATCCGCTGGGCGTCGTGCACCCGCCGCCCGAGGAGCTCTTCGGTCGGCTTCGTCTTCCGACCTTCCGCCTGCTCGAGAGGGCCGACCACACGCCATTTCGGGGGCCGCGCATCTACCAGGGCAACGCCGGCGCGTGCGTCGCCTTCGCGCGTACACGCTCGCGCAATCTCTTCTACGAGGCGAACGGCATCGAGGACCAGCCGCTCGGCGCTCCCGGTTTCAGCTATTGGAACGCGCGGCGGCGCGCGCTCGTCGCTCGCTACCTCGGCATCGCGCGCGACGACGGGACGCGCGGCGTCGACCTCGAGACGCTGCCACTGCCGGAGGACGTCGGGTGTCAGCCCGTGAACCTCCTCATGAGCGAAGAGGAGCTCGGCTTTATTCCGTGGGACCAATATCCCTACTCCGACGATGCGAAGTTCATCAAGCAGCAGCCGCCCGGCGATCTGTACGTCACCGCCTTCAGCCAACGCGGGCTCAAATACGCGCGCATCGATCCCCTCGGCCCTGAGCGGCTCGTCATAGCCGCGGCGGCGATGCGGCGGCGCCTCCCGGTCGAGTTCGGCATCCAGGTCGATCACGCTTACGAAGAGCACGTCGGCGAGAGCCCGATCGAGGCGGTCGACCCGGGCGCCATCATCGGCGGTCACATGCAGACAGTCGCCAAGATCTGGCGTCCAATCGTGCAGGGCTTTCCGGCGATGCCGACGCTCGTGCAGGTCGATAACTGGTGGCTCGACTGGGGCTTCGACGGCTACGGCATCCTCACCGCCGAGCTCTTCTGCTCGCCCATGGTCAGCCACGTTTCCATCATCGAGCACGTCCCCATTTTCCAGTGAGGCCCGCATGCACAAGCCGCTTGCCGTCGTGGCTCTGGCGCTCGCTCTATCCGGTTGCGTCGTTTCTCCTGCCCCCGGTCCGGGTCCGCCTCCCGAGCGGCCGCGGCCGCCGACGCCGACGCCGATGGAGGCGGGCGCGGATCTTTGCCTCCGCGCCTATGAGCACATGATCGAGCTCCGGTGCCCCCCGCCCGAGCCGAGGGGGGGAGGGACATGGGCCGACGTCTGCCGCAACGCGAACGCGCAGGCGATCTCGATGCACGAGATCTGCATCCTTCGCATCGAGAACGACCCCAATTGCGCGGCGACCGAGGCGGCGCGGCAGAATGGGTGCACGAGGTAATGCTTTGCTGCCGTCACCAGCTTGGAAAGGCTCCGAGCCCGGAGACCCTACGCTCCATCCGGCGGCTCGCAACCATGCTCGCGCCGTTCTCCCCGGCTCGCCGCGTCGAGATCCTTCAACAGATGGCGAGTGACGCCGGCGTCACCTGCGACGTCTCACTCGTTGGCGATCGCATCCTCATCAAAACGCCATGACGACAAGGAAACCCACCGAGCAATTCCCGGAGGTGGGCACGCCCGAACGCCGTGCGAAGATGGCGGAGCTTTGCGCAGAGGCGAGCGACGAGGACCTCGCCGTCCAACTGGTCGGCACCATTGAGGCGATGCAGAAAACGCCCGGGGGCAGCGTCGGCCGCGTCCTTGTGGTCCTTCAGACGGCCGAGATCATCCGCGACATCCGGGCCGGGGAGCGCCTGCGCCTGAACCGCGAAAGCGACGACGAGAGCGCGCGCCAGCTCGCGCGCATTTGCGGAGGCAAGCCATGAAGAGCATCGATGTGGCCACAGACTTTTCGCCGCACCCGGCCGGCCGTCTCTTCGGCGACGGGCCGTTCTCGGGCGAGGCGCTCGCTCACCGCGTCCACCTCGCGCTCGCGAGCGAGGACGCGGTCGAGCTTCGTCTCGACGGCGCCATGGGCTACGGCTCCTCCTTTATCTCGGGCTTTGCCGAGGGCCTTCACGTGCGCGGGTGGATGCCGGCGATGCTGGCGACGCGTCTTCGGCTTCAGACCGAGAACCGAGAGCTCATGAAAGAATTCTGGACGGAGCTCATCGGCCCGGACGCGCCCTCGCCGCCAGCGCGGCCGGGCGACCGCGAATGAGCGCTTTCGAGTGGATATGGTTCGCGGTCGTTGTCGCCGGGCTCATCGCGATCGCGGCCGACGGCATTCGCGAATTGACCAAATCGTCAAACTGACCTCTATGGGGCGAATTGGGCAAAAAGGATCCGACGAAAAGCGGCCCTTAAGTTGACGGATGCACGGCTCTTTGCCGATAGGTTCACGGCGCGCCGTGGGCGCGGCTGGGCCGAATTGCACACCGCGTCAACCGGAAAGGCATCGTACGGTCCCGGGGGTGGAGTCGGCGCTAACGGCCGGTAGCGTTGGGCAGTATGAACACACTAGCGCTTTGGGTGTTTGGGCTGATGGTCTGGGCGATCCCGCTTTCGGTGACAACGCGTCGCGGCTTCCCCGAGAACATCGAAACCATCGAGCAGCGCGGCGAGCGCTACCACGGCATCAGCGAGGCGGTCGTCGTGGTCGCGCTTGACGAGAAGCCGCTCGCAGCGATCGAGCCGGTGCCGCTGCTCGGGCTTGATATACGTTTGTATACCGCGGTCGCCATCCTCACCGCGACGCACGCCGAAAGCGGTTGGCATCGCTCGAGCGATTTCGGCCTCGCGCACGGGCAAGGCGACAAGGGCAAGAGCTGGTGCCTCGGGCAGCTCCTCACGAATGACGAGGGCGTGACCGAGGAAGGGCACACCGGTGCCGAGCTCGTCGCCGACCGCGAGCTTTGCCTGCGGATGACCCTACGACGGCTTCGCCGTTCCTTCGTCGCTTGTCCGGACATTCCCGAGGGGGAGTTCGTCAACTACCTCTCGGGGGGGTGCTCGAGCGAGCAGGCGGTCAAAGAAAGCGCGCGGCGCGTGCGCCTCTTTCGCCGGATGGTGAACCGCGCTTCGTCGCGTGTTGGCGGTAAGCCGCCGGTCATTTGGGCGGAGCTTGCCGCTAGCGAGCGGTACTCTCAACTACATGGAAGTTCCCCGAATCCGCACGCCCCTCAGTGAGGTCGAGGTCGCTACCGCGCTGCGCAAGGGCCACATACTTGCCTTCGGAGCGCCGTGCAGTCCCAACCGGCTCGCGTGCGCATGGGCGCAGGTGGCGCTCGAGAATCGCCGGGGCCTCGCCTTAGACCAGTACTGCGTCGGAAATGTGACGGCCGGCAAGGGTTGGGGCGGCGACCATTTCGTTCTGCACGTGGCCGAGCGCGTCAAGAAACTCGAAATCGACGGCGTCGACGAGTGGAAAAACATGGACTTGAAGTTCCGCTCGTACGGCGCGATCGACCAGTCGAGCAGCCAGCGGGCGGCCCTCGGCGCCGCCGGCTACTTCGCGCTCATGGGCGGCCGCTACAAGAAGTGCCTCGAGTTTTTTGAAGAGCTCGAGGTGAGCAAGGCGGCCTTCGAGCTCGGCCGCCTCAACTACTTCACGGCCAAGCCCGCCCCCTACGCGACGGCGATGCAGTCGTTCGTCAGCTACTTCGGCAAGGTCGTCGAACCGCACATGCCCGAGCCGACGCGCCCCGAGCAACCCGACAAAACCCAGCTCGGCCTCGACGCCGAGGGCGTGGCGCACTCGGTGCTTACCGACGCCGACATCGCCGCGGAGATAGCGGTATTTCAGACGCACTTTCCCGAGTTCGTTCGGAGCGTGCTGGAAGACGAAGAGGCCGAGTACCGTCGCGAGTTCGCGCAGGGCAAGCACGACTAAGTCTTCTCGTCGCGGTGCGGGTCGTAAATCCTCACGCCCTTGAAGTGGAGGGCCTCGGCCACCTCGTGGATCGCCATGTCCCGAAGCGGTCGATACAAGGCGAGCTCCATTGCGGCGTCTTCGTCCCAGGGGTCGATCTGGGCTTCCGAATAGCTTTGCTCAAAGTCCACGTACGAGGGCAAGCCCGTGTCGCGGTCTTTGATCTTGGCTTGGATGGCAATGACGAGAGTCTTTCGCTGCCCGACATAAAACCACCGTGTTGCGATGCGGACCTGGAAAGGAAAGTTCCGAAGCTCGACCTTGGCGACCAGGCTCTCGAGTTCGTCAAGCGTCATCGCCCCTCACTCGTCCTTCTCGATGCGTACGACTTCGCCTTTGGGCTTCGACTCCGGCTCGAGGTCGAGGTCGAGCGGCGGCGGCGGTCGCACCGCCTCGGCGCGCTCCTCGCGGCCGATGAGAATGTAGTCAGGCGGGTCGTCGCCCTTCGTCTGCACCATCTTGAAGGCCAGCATGCTCTGCGTATTGGCCGTGTAGACGACGCGCATCCCGCGGCCGCACTCTTTGCAGTCGGCGCCCTTCTCGAGGGCCTTCTGGTGCTCGTCGGGCGGCCAGATCGGATAGACGAGAAACTCCGGTGCGGCGCAGAAGGGGCACGGCAGATGTGTCTTGACCTCGAGCCCAAAGCCGCTCAGCGCCTGGTTCTCTTGGTACCGGTTCTCGTATTCGTCTTTCGTCAGCATGGCGGCCACCTCCCCGATAAAAGGTGGCGCCCGCCAACCCCCCCGGCCGCGGCCACCCCAAGAATGACGCGGACGACAAAGCAGCGGACGCCGCAAAAAACGTTACCTCAAAGAATCGGACGTCGTCCGAGGAAACGTCAGCTCGCGCGCCGCAGGTGCTTGGCGATGGCGGCGCGTAGCTCGGCGTGCAAGGTGACCGAGTGCGCGGCGGCGCGGGTTGCAAGCTCCTTCCAAAAGGCGTCGGGCAGTCGGACCGATCGAACGGAGCTCGGCCCGACGTCCTCGCCATTTTTGGGTCGGCCGGCGCCGACGCGCACGAAATACGGCTTCTTACCGTCGACAGAAACCATGTAGCCGCCGGCTTTGCGGATGCGTTCGGCGTAAGGGTTACGGCGTACGAACTTCGCCTTGCTCATGTCGAATTCTGGCATCGCGCGGAGCGACGCCTTCGAAGGCTCGGCGACGTTAGCGGTCTTTTTCTTCATAACGTTTCCTTTCGGCTTTGGTTGCGGGGCGGGCGCTGATGATCCGGAGGAGGTCCGAAGCGACTTCGGTGAAAATGATCGCCAGCAGGCGGTCGCCGACCTTGGCATAGGCGATCATCAGCGTTCGAGCGGGGTCGATGTAGTCGGCCGCGAAAACGGCGTTCACGTCATCGAACGCCGAGGCGGCATCAACGAACGAGACGCCGTGCTTTTTCAGGTTCGCGGCGGCCTTCGCTTCGTCCCATTCGTAGTGCTGCTTCACCAGACTATTGTAATACAATTCTCGGGGGCGCGCAAGGGGATCAGGCCGCCCGGATCATGCCGCTCGAGAAGACAAGGCGCGAGTCGGCGAGCGCTTGGCTCTCGGGGTCGTGCGACACGTAGAGCACCTTCGAGGCGCCGATCATCGCGGCCGCGCGGCGGAGCATGGCGATGTACCTGGGTGCGTTACCGGCCGAGAGCGCAGCCGCGGTCTCGTCGCGCACGATGGTCGGCTCGCGGTCGCCCGTCCTTTTGCAGACGAGGGCCAGGATGGCGAGGTTGATGGCCTCCGAAATCATCACGCGTTCGCCGCCAGAGAAGGTCTTGGCCTCGCTCGTTCGCTGCTTCAGGTTGTCGGTCACGAGCACCCAGCAGCCTTCCGTGTCGCCCTCGCCGACGGCGCGCGGCCTCGTCGTCGTGATCTCCACCATGAACCTGGTGCCGTAGCAGGTGCGCAAAAGCTCGTTCGCGATCTCGGTGAGCTCCGGACCGACGCCATCGATCTCGAGCGCCTGGACGCCGTCGCGTCCGAGGTCCTGCTGAAGCAGACGCCAGTCGGTCATCTCCTCCTCGGCTCGGCGAACCTCCTCGGCGAGCTCGTCGGCGCGCGCGCGACTTACCTCCGACGCTTCGAGCCCCGCATTGGCGGCGGCGATGTCGGCGCGGAGCTTTCGGTCGGCCGCCTCGCTGGCCGCGAGACGGCGATCGATCGCGGTCACGTCGGGGCGTACCGGTAGCTCGACCGGCTCGATCGCCAGAAGCTCGGCGCGCGCGGTGGCGACCCTGGCGCGGCGCTCCTCGAGCTGGGGGGCGAGTTCGGCCAGGCGGGTCTCTGCATTCGAGAGGGGGGTGGCGAGCGGGGCGAGCTTCGCGAGCCGGGCGATCTCCTCGCTGAGCGCATCGAGCTTCGCCTTGCCATCGGCGCGCGAGGGTGGGGCCGGCACATCGGCGATCGCGACATCAAGCCGGGCAACATCGGCTTCTACCCCGGCGGCCGCCGTGCGCATCGTTACCAGAGCCTCGTCGATCGCGTCGAGCTCCTCTTTCCTCGCGGCGGTGCGCTCGATCGCGGCGATCTCGCGCGCGATGCGGTCGAGTTCCTGGCGCTCGCCAGTGAGCTTTCGGGTGAGCTCGGCGATGCGCTCCGGGGCTTCGTCGCCCGCTTTCTTGTGGACGTCGTCGGCTTCAATGGCCTCGCGCGAGATGGCGCGGGGAGCGTCGGCGCCCGCGGCAATCGTCTCGTGCGCCGTGCGGAGCGACGTGATGCGGCCGCCCGCGCCGTGAAGCGCGGCTCGCTTCAGCTCCTCGAGCGCGTGGGCGTCGGCGTCCGCGGTTTGCTTGCGTGCCAAAAACGCGGCCTCGAGGGCGGGCAGGGCCGCCGTGGCCGCTTCGACCGCGGCGCGCATCGAGAGGCGTTTCTCCTGCTCGGCGATCGTCTTGCGCCAACCGTCGAAGGCGGCGACGGCTTTCAGGCGCGCGTCGATGAGCTGCTTCTTCTCAAGCTCGAGGGCGCGGATCGTCTCGTCGATCGTCTGCAGCGCCGCGCGCGCTTCGGCCTGCTCGGCAGCTGCGACGGGCATGCGCGCTTCGGCCGCGCGGATCTTCTCGGCGTTGCCGAGCACCTTGCGGTTACTGGCGAGGCGCTCTTCGATGTCGGCGATTGCTTTTTGCAGCTCGGCGATCTTCTGCTCGAGGGCGGAGCGGCGTAGAGCCGCTTGCTGCGCGGCTTTCTCTTGAAGCTCGGCCCGGGCGAGCTGGGCGCTCGCGCCTTCCTTCGCGGTTCGCGCCGCGGCAAGCGCGGCTTCGGCCGCCGGCAAAGCGCCCTGAAGCTCCTGCAGACGGTTGACCAGCGCGTCGAAGTCGCCCGAGCGCTTTCGTTCATCGCCGAGGCGGGCCGCGAACTTTTGCAGATCCGTGTCGAGCTTGTCGGCATGCCTGCCCGCGCACGACGCTTTTTTCTCGAGGTGCTCATGGCCGAGCACGCGGAGCAGCACGCCCTTGCGTGGGGCGGGGTCCAAGTCGAGAAACCCGAGGCTACCCTGGACACCGAAGATCGAGCAGTAGAGCACCTCGGGAGAGGGGAGGTGGCGCTTGGCCCAGACGTCGTACTCGCTCACCTTGCCGGACTTCGTGAGCGGAACCTTCGGGTGGGCCGGGTCGACGACGAGCGACTCGCCGTCGCCCGACTGGGCGTCGATGGTCTGCCGGATGCGGTAGGTGTGACCATTGTTGACGATGAGCGCCTCGATGAAGGCGTCCCTGGCGGTGGCGACTTCCTTCAGCTTGCCGCGGGCTGGGAACTTGCGATACATGGCTGCCGGCCAGCTCTCGCAGAACATGGTCTTGCCTTCGCCGTTCTCGCCGACGAGGGCGACGAGCGGGCCCTCGAGCTTCGTGAGATCCACGTGAATCTCTTCGGTAAAGCAGCCGATGCCGCGAATGCGTAGATCGGTGAGCGTAGGCATACCGTTAGTATACGGTCGCGTATGTCGAATATCAAACCGGAGGCCTAACAAACCTCGCCGACGAGGCGAGCAGACTTTTATGGGTCTCGCTCCTCGTCGTCGACGCTCGCGAGCCGCTTGTCGAAGACCGGCTTGAGAACGCCCGCGGTGAGGGCCTCGTCGACCTGCATACCGAGCTTGCCCGGCTTGCCGAAGATGGCGACGCGTCCGCCGACGAGTCCGCCTTCGAGGCGGTACCCCTCGGCGAGCTCGAACGGTACGGCGCTCGCACCGTCGGAGGGGTAAAACGACAGTGCGCCGTCGGCGTCGGCGTAGAGCGTGACGATGTTCGGGGTCGCGGACACTTATCCTCCGGTCGTTCTTGACGCGGCGTGGCGTGCGTGCATGATGCTGCACCTCAACAACGCACATCAACCCAATTCCGGTGTAGCTCAGTGGTAGAGCAGGCGGCTGTTAACCGCCGGGTCCGAGGTTCGAGCCCTCGCACCGGAGCAGTTTTTGGCGCGGTCGCCAAGTGGCTAGGCAACGGTTTGCAAAACCGTCCAACGTGGGTTCGAATCCCATCCGCGCCTCAAACGGGGTGACGGATGGCCAGCCTTCTCGAGCGGTTCCGGTGGATGCGGGCGGACCGGGCCGCACGGCGATGCTCGCGCGGGGCGCACGCTTGGCGGTCGGTGGCCTGCCCAGCCGATCGACCCCTCTGGGAAATCTTCGGGCCGAGGCTCGACTACGCGCGCTGCAAATGGTGCGGAAAGCTTGGATGGAGGAGCGCGTCAGATTGAAAGCAACGCGGCGCCTCATGCGTACCGGGCGACGGCGGGCTTTCCGGCGCCGTCAGTGTAGAAGACGGCGTGTGACTCGTTTTCGAGCTCGGTGACCTTGTCCTTCAACCGAGCGACGCGGGCGTCAGGGTGTGTCACCTGGCGCAGGCGCCAGAGGGTTTGGAGCTTGTCCCAGGTGGTCAGCGCCTCGACGATTTCGGGGGCGCGCGCGCGGGTCTGCGAGATGGCCTCCGGCTCCGAGGTGACGTTCACGGCGCCGGCATCGAGAAAGCGCTGGCGCAGGGCCTCGGCGGCGAGGCGTGCGGGCTCGCGCGCGTCGGCGGGGACCGCGTACCGGAACCGGACGTCGGCGCCGCGGAGCGTCGCCAGAAAGGCGGGGTTGTCCCAACCGCCCACATCGGAGGTGAGGCCTTCGCCTTCGCCCTTCCAGGCCGAGACGACGTCGAGCATCGGCGTCGCCGGCACGGTGATCCGCTCGAATCCGGCGCAGTGCCAGCCGTCCGAGGCCTCGTCGAAGTGGACGAGGACGTAGCCCTTGTCTTCGTTTTCGCCGTAGGCCGTACGGCGGGGGCTCCCGGCAAAGACGTTCCACGCCCCGCCGAATTTCCATTCCTGCGGCATGTGGATGTGTCCCAGGCCGACGTACTTGGCGCGCACCAGCCCGAGATCGGTCAGGTCGAGCTCCATGTCGCGGCCGACGAGCGGCTGGCCGGCGGAAGTGACCGCACCGCGCATCATCGCGTGCGCGAGCAGAAGGTTCGGCTTCTCGCGTCCCATTTGGTCGAGCTCTTGGCCGAGCCCCCGCAGCACATCGCGCAGCGCCTCTTGTGCCACTTCGCTCGATTGCTCGGGCGACACAGGCTGCGCCAGTTGTGCCAGTAGGTTCGCCTTGCGTGGCCACGACAGGCACGCGACGCCGATCGGTTGATTTGGCGCGCCGGACGCGGCCGAGGCGGCGACGAGAACTGTGCCAGCGCCCTCCTCGACGATGACCGGGTAACGGGTCCGAAGGCGGCGCATGATGGCGAGATCGCCTGGCACATCGTGGTTGCCTCGGATGATGACGAACGGGGCGAAGTCGGCACACTTCGAGATGATGCGCTCGGCGGCGTTGCGCTCCTCGGGCACGGATTTCTGCTCGTAGAGATCGCCGGTGTGGGCGACGAGAGCGACACCGCGGCGGGCCATGTCGTCGACGATCCACTCGTGTAGGCGCATGCATTCGGCAAAGCGCGAGTGCAGGTGCACGTGGCTATCGCCGAGCTGTCCGATCGTCAGGCGGCGCATGGTCAATACTTTCCGCCGAGGGGTAGCTGCTCGCCTTGGGGAGCCGGGCCGCCGGGTTTCGTGGCGGTGGTTTCCGCGGGCGCGGCCGCGGGCTTCTGGCCGACCGTTTCGCCGACTTCAGCGCCGCCCGCGAGGCCGAGCGACTCGGCCGCCGAGCGGGCGGTTTGCTCGGGCAGCGACGCCGGCACGCTCGAGCCGCTCGCGTCGATGGCGTCGCCATCGCCCTCCCACTCGTCTTCATCCGCGCCGACCGAGCCTACCGGCGGCGGCTTGAGAAGACCGGCCGCCGAACGGTGCGGCTCCATCTGGGCGGGGCCGGAGCCGTAGAGCGCGCGCTTTCCCGCGAGCATGCGGACGGCGTTCATCTCGGCAAAGCGGTAGGCGATCTCGGGGTTGTCGCTCTGCCCCGTGAACATGAGCTTCGCGACGACGAAGGGCCGAAAGAGCTCGGCCTGGGTGTAGCCGTTCTTCATCCCGAGCGACCGGATGGCGCGGTTTTTGGCTTTGCTCTCGGCGTGGCGCACGATGAAAAGGCGCATGTCGCGGATCTGCACCTCGGGATCGCCTTGCGAGCGCCCCCGGATGGCGGCGAGCTGGGCCGAGCCTTCGCGAAGATCGAGCTCGACCGTGCCGGTTACGATCTGCTCGGTGCCATCGAAGTGGCGCACCTCGCCGACCGCGCGAAACTGACAGAAGAGCGGATCGCTACGGTCGTCGAGCGTGCAGGTGAGCTCGGGATCCCAGCTGACACCCGCCGCGGCGGCGATGCGGTTGAGCGCGCTGCCGACGATGCCGAACTTGCCCCCGCCGGTCGGGTAGACCTCGCCGCCTTCTTTGGCCGGCCGGGCGTCGACGTGGACGACCGAGAACGCGACGGCGCACCCCTCGGGCAGGTGACCGCAGGCGGTCGCGGGGGTGATGAGGTTCGCGCGCTCTCGCGCGAGCTGCAGCATGCTCGTCGCGTGTCCGCTCTTGCGAAAGCTCGACTGGATGTCGGTGAGCCAGTCGTCGGGCACGGCCCCCTGCTGCTCGAGGGCGCGGCCTCCAACGTGCGCCGCGTGCGCGCCGGCATTCTTCATCTCCGCCTTGTCCGTCTCGATGGTAGCGAGCTCCGCCTTGATGGCGGCGAGCAGCTGAGTGTCGTTGCCGCGCGATTTGCCGTCGGCGATGTTCGTCTCGATACGGTCGCGCCAGAACTTGAGGGACTTTTCGGAACACTCGGAAAGCGGCTTACCTTTGTCGTTTCCGCCGGGCAGGGTGAGGCTCATGGTGACGTTGCTCCTTCTTTGATAATATACGGTTTCGTATCCATATCGACAAGGCTGGCAGTGAAGATTGTCAAAACACATGCGTTGCCGTATGCTTGCGCGGAGATGGCCGAACGCGAGCTTACGAAGGGTGCCCGAGAGCTGCCAAAACGACGCAAGGTCAAGGCGCATCTGCAAAGGGACTGCGCGGCCATTATCGGTGTGGCACAAGCCACCGTCTCGCGCTGGGAGGCCGGAATCGAGGCGCCACGAGCGGCAGAGCGAAGCCTCATTGAAGCCATCTATGGAATCCCCAGTTACTGGTGGGAGCCTGAAGCGGTCAGACGCCACATCGAGGCTACTTTTCGAGCAGCTCGTAAACAGAAACGATGACACGGCCGGCGCCCCTCGGCACCGGCGTCCACTTCGCGTAGCGAAGGCACCACTCGCGGTTATCGTCGCGCAAGATGCAGGCCGCGACGAGCCGGTCGATCGGCACCTTTCCCCCTATGGCATCAGCCGAAAGCTCGTCGGGCGGGCGGTTCGATTCCCGCTCGACGACGACGAGGCGCGGGCGGCCGCCGTGCCGCCTGACGACGGGCTTACCCCGTTCGAGCCTGGCGTTCTCTGTCACACCGCACCCCCAGCGCGGGTAAAGCGCCTTCGTGCGCAAGATGGCCTCGTCGATGGCCTTCTTCAGCTTCGTCACCTCGAAGCTCGCGATGCCCTTGTATTCGTTCATCGTCGGGGCCCAGAGCCGCGGCGGCGCGGGCATCTCATCGCCGCGGCGCTTCTGCCTTCGCGCGGTCGCGACCGTCGACCAGAGGGCGAGCTCGAGCCGAAAGACGAGCTGCCCCACGGCTTGAGCTGAGATCTCGGCGTCGAGCTTGGCGAGAAGTTCCGACCGGGGCTCCTCGTACGTCGCCAAAACCGCGTGCCGGATCATGCGCAATTCTTGGGGCGTCAGATTCATGCCGCCGACCGGTAGTAGGACTTGCGGACGGTGACCGAAGTGAGCGCGAGGACCGACATCCGCGTGTGATGGCGCGGCCCGGGAGTCCAGATCGCCCAGCAGTATTCCGTGCCGTCGGTTCGCCCGTCGCGCGTGAACGAAGGGCGGTCGGGTAAGACGAGCGTCTGGGCGGGCATGTTCGTCTGAAACCACGGCTGCCGCTCGGCGCTCGCGAACCAGTTGAGCCGGGTCAAACAGATCACGACCGGCGCGAGCTCGCGAGAGCGCACGACGAAGTCGTGGCAGAGCGTGAAGGGGGGATTCATGACGACCAGATCAAAGGGCCACTTGCCCCCCGGGCAGGGGCCGGTGCCGAACCGGCGCGAGGTGGTGAAGAAGTCGCCCATCACGACCTCGTCGGCCATGGCGAGGTGGCGCTCGCAGCTCTTGCGGATCTCGCAGGCCGTCCAATGCGCGGCGGGGTAGCGCGCGCTTGCGCTCACGATGATGGCGCCGGTGCCGGCCGAAGGCTCGAGCCATCGCCCTTGGATGGGCAGGCGGATTTCGTTACCGACCATGCCGTCGAGAAGCCGGTCGACGCACCACGGGGGGGTCGCGAAGTTCTCGTTCTTGCCGCCCGCACTCTCGTCTTTGGCAATCCGTTTGCTCATTGCAACCCCCTCTGTTTCATGAACGCCTCGGCGAGGCGGGTGATGCGCTCGGGATCGACCTCGCCTTCGGTGACGAGGGCGGCGCCCGGGTTGACGAGCGGCTCGCTCTGCGAGCGCTTCAGACCGAGCACGTCGGCGATCACCGGATCGCTGCCCGATTCGGCAATCAGGTAGTAGGCGATGGTGCTCTGCTCCTGCCCGAACCGGTGCAGGCGCCCGACGTCCTGGTCCATGACTTGCGGGCTCCAATCGAGCTCACCGATGACGCCGGTGCGGCAGACCTCTTGGAGACCGTCGAGGCCGGCGCCCGCTCGCAGCGACATGACGAGCACCTTCGCTTCGCCGGCCAGAAAGGCCGCTTTCGCCAGCTCCTTTTTTCGAGCGGGCTCTTTGCCCGTGTACATCGCGAAGGAGATCCCGAGCTTCTGAAACCACTCGCACCAAATCCGGTACACCTCGTGATGCCAGCCGAAGAGCACGAGGTTCTTCTCGCCGCCCTCGAGCAGCATCTGGCAGAACTGCGCGACGTACTTGGCCTTGGCGATGCCGGTCGCTTGCCGGAGCTTGTAGTCGAGCTCGCCGCCGGCGCGCATCTTCGCGCCCCGGCCTTCGTTCGCGGTCGACAGGATGAAGCGGCAAAGCTCGGCGCACCCCTGCGTCGCGTAGTCGAGCTGCGTACCGTCGATGTCGATGTAGTGGGGGATCTTGGTAAGAGGTGGGAGCTCGTGGCCGACGTCCGCGCGCGTGCGCCGGAGCAGCAGCCCCTCCTCGCGCATGTAGGAACCGAAGGCGCGCGGGTCCGATATGAGCAGGTGGTTACCATGGTCGGTGCAGTGCTCGAGCTTGAATTCCTCGCGCGTTCCAAGGGCGCCCGGCTTGATGCAGTCGAGGACCGAAAAGATCTCGCCGCCGTAGTTGTAGACGGGCGTCGCCGTGAGACCCATCCGATAGGAGGCGCCGTCCGAGATGGTCTGCGCAGCCTCATATTTAAGGCTATCGACGCGTCGGAGCTCTTGCGCCTCGTCGAAGATGACGGTCTTGATGATCGGGGCCAAGGCGCCCGCCCAGCCAGCGAGCTTGTGGTAGTTCGAGATGATGACGTCGGGCAAGGCGTCGTATTTTTCCTCGGGATCGGAGCGCTTCACCCGAGGCGGGCGACAGATGTCGTAGGGCGTGCCCTTGCGAAGGCAGTGAACGCGAAGGCCCGGCGCGAACTTCTTGATCTCCCCCTCCCACTGGCGGGGCAGGTGGGTCATGGTGACGACGAGCGCGGGCCGCGTGCCCGGATCGGTGAGCGCACAGATGGCGCTGACGGTCTTACCGATGCCGAGGTCGTCGGCGAGAAGGAGCGCGCCGGTCCGAAGGAGAATCGCCGCGGCTTGCTTCTGGTAGTCGCGCGCGGGGATGGCGAGCTCGAAGGCGTGCCCGTTGTAGCGGCCCTTCAGGATGGCGTCGACGTCCTCCCCCTGGAGCATGTGGGCACGCTCGCGATCGAGCAGGTAGGCGCGGTCTTCGGGGCTGATGCCGAGTGGGTAGCGGTCCAAAAACCATGCCAGATCGCGGCAGTTTTCGATGTTGTCGCCGAGGACGAGCACGCCTCGGTCTTCGCGTGTCAGCTTGCCAAAGATGCGGCGCATACGAAGGCCGATATGGGGTGAGCATTCGACACGCCAGAGGGCGCGCTCGGCCTTGCCGCTCGCGCGCTCGACCATCCGGCGGATGGTCCCGAGCTTCTGCATCAAAGGGATCCCTGGGTCAGCGGCACGATCGACAAGGGCTTGTCGAGGATGGTGGCGGGGAGCGTCAGGTGCTGCATCCGACGCGTGACGAGCATGATCCCTTCGACGACTTCGTACCTGGCGTAGCGCTCGAGCTGGCGCAGGACGGTCGACGGTCCGCCGTCGACCTTCACCTCGATGGCGAGGCACCCCCAGACGAGGAAGTCGGGGCGCTCTGTCGCCGTCAACCGAAACTCCCGCTCGTAGGGGATGAGCGCGCCGCCGAGCGTCGTCTCGATGCCGAGCTGCAGCTCGTGCTCATTTTGGTAGGTGAAGTGCTTCGATTCGATGAGCGCTCGCACCTTGATGATGATGCTGGCGATGTCGCTTTCGCCCGTCATGTGGCGCCTCCCCCGCGTTGCTTGCGACTGCACGTGCAGCGTTTCGTCGGGCAGCGCCCCTTCTCGACGCCTTCTCGCGACACGATTCCGTCGCCGCCATGGACGCCTCCGCACCGTCCACACCCAATGACGCAGTGGCTCATGTCGATCCGCTCGGCGCCGTTGAGAGGGTGCTTGCTTTCCGGCTTTCCAATGCGCTCAAGAACGATCCGCTCGAGAGCTCGAGCGGCCTCGTCCTCGCACCACGAGAGGAGCGGCTTACAGGGCGTCGGCCTGACTCTCATTGGGAGCCCTCGCTGGTCACATTACGGGCTTTTGCAAGCGGCCACCGTCCGGCCGACCGGAGCGTCTCTCGAACGCGGCTCGATAGAAGGCCGGCGCACGCGTAGCCGCAGACCTTCGTGTTGCCTTTGCGTCGCTGCTGCAGACTAACGGCAAACGAAGCGCCGCATGCTAGGCAGATGGATTGCCCGTCTGGTGTTGCCTGACACTGTCGATAGCGCCCGCTCCGGACCTGGTTGCGCCGTTGCTTCTGCGAAGACGTCTCCGGCCGCCGCGCGCTCGGTTCGCGATCAGTGCGATGACGCAATTCGCCGGCGCACTTGAGCGAGCAGACCGAGCGGCCCTTCCGTCGCTGCATCACCGTTACCTCGAACTGGTCGCCGCACGCTTTGCACTTGATCCACCCATCTGGAATGGCCTTCAGGAGTTCGTGCCGTTTCTTGGTGCACTCGCGGTTTTTCTGCCGGCCTAGAGCGGTCTGCCGAAACAGCTTTCCGCACGCGGCCCAGTGGATGTGCTTTGCGTGGCGGGCGAACCAGAGCGCGCCCTCGAGCCGCTCCCAGTGCGGCATGAAGCGCAGAAACTCCAGCTCTACCTCGAACGAGATGTCCTCGTGCCAGCTCATGGCGCCCCCCCGGCGACAACGGACCCGAAAAGCAAACCCTGGCGCTCTGTCTCCGGCTCGAGCGGCAGGCAGTGGCGGCTTAGCCAGATCCGCTCGAGCTCGCGGTTTGTGTTGTCTTGGCCGGCGTAGCCGCGCGCGCCCTTCCAGGCGTGGGCGGTCCAGCCAGGCGGCATCTCGCGGCCGTCCTCGTAGCCGCAAAAGGCAATGCGCAGATCGGGATCGTCGCCGTGCTCGATCGCCCAGGTGCGCACCGCCTCGGCGATGCCGACATCGTCCTCCGAGTAGAGGTGGTTGTCGCGGAGCTCGTGACTGTACGGCGGATCGAGGAAGACGCCGCAGGGCCGGCGGCCGCCGACGTTCTTGCCCTTGCCGAGCACGGAGGGGCCGAGCACGCGCTTCCAGTCGCCGCACGCCACGCGCACGCGGCGCAGGCGTTCCTGCAGGGCGAGGAACCAATCGAGGCACGGTGGGGCGGCGACGCCGCTGATGCCGCGGTCGTTGCCGAGCGAGGGGAGGCGAGCGCCGGCCTCATGTTTTCGCAGGAAACCTCCGCTATGGATTCCCTTGCCGGTTGCGCCGTCGCCATTGCCGTAAATGCGGAGCTCCGGCATCTGTCGGCTTAGATGCACACCCTGCCCCTCGCTGCCTAGCGAGGGCCGCCGGCCTGGCGAATAGGCCGCTTCGGAGTGCACGCCGTTGCCCGGATGATCGCCCGTCATCGCTGGGCGCTGTTGCCAATGCGCGCGCTCGCGGCCGCTGCCGTGCACACCAGTGCCCGGGGCGGCATCCATACGTGGCCGCTTCCGCTGCCAGGGCACCGTGCACCAGCCGCCGCCGATCCACTGGCAGATCCCCCACACCCACCAGCCGGCGATCTTCGCATCGAAGAAGTCGGGGTCGGTGTGCATGCGCTCCCGAAACTCCTTTTGGTTGACGAGCCAGAGGTGGCGCGCGTGCATGTCGGCTTCGTTCACGGGGCCGTCGGCCCACTCGGCGACCTCGCCCGGGGCGTGCTGGATGGCGCGCCAGAAGTTCGCGAGGTAGCGGTCGATGTCGTTGACCGTCTCGATCTTGCCGGCGCCGCCGGGCCGCCCGAGGAGCACCGCTAACGAGCCGGCGAAGGGCTCGACGTAGTTCGCTACATCGGCCCCGAGCGCGCGCCACGCGACGTCGGCGACGCGGCGCTTTCCGCCGAACCACGGGAATGGGGCTCGTAGAAGCTCGGTCACGTCGCCGGTCCTTTCAGGTCTTCAAGCGGCAATTCGGGCTGACGCGGCTCGCGAGACATCTCCGCTGCGTCCGCCTCGGACCATGCGGGATCGGCTTCTGGGCAAGCGCCGTCGAACCACTCGGCCGTGAGCTGAATGGCGAACTTCAGTTGGGCGGCAATCAGCGGATGGGGGCCGGCCTCGACGATCGGCAGTGCTGCCGCGCACGCGTTCACGAGCGGCCCGATCAGTTCGTCCTGGTCGGGCACGTAGTAAGTCGCGAGCTCCAACAGCGAGGATGCGCACTCCTTGCAGAAACAGACGCCAGTGATGTCGGCAACGTGCAATTCCCGGTCGCTCTCGAAACAGAACCAGCAGAAGCGCGCTGGGCTTGCAGGCAATACCTCACGAACGAATATCCGCGCTCCGCCATCGGCGTCGCGCGGATGCTCGCCCGGTCCTGTGCCGACCGGCACACGGGGGCCTGTCTTCCAATTCGCGCGCCTCCGCCGCAGTTCAGCCATTTGTATCTCCCGCGGAGTCTTCTCGCGGGCGGCCTTCTTCGCCTTCGTCATGCGGGCCTCTCGATGTAGGGAAGCGGGTACCGCGGCCCGAGCGGCAAGAGCGCGGCGAACAGCAGCGGGGCCGCGTCAACCACTGAGGTCACGTGTGCGGTGACCGACCTGCCGGCCGGCGTCACTTCAACGAATGAACAGGGCAGGGCCTTCAGAAGGGTCTCTAACGCCGCCTTGTTCCAGGGTCGATCGAGCAACCACTTCGATCCGAATACATTGGCGGGGATGTCCTCGTGACGACGGTGATCGACGAGCCGGTCATCGAGCTGCTCATTCACGTCGAACCCGCAGTGGAACGGCGTCCACATCGCGTCGCCTCGCGCCGACTTCGCGCGCGCCCTCTCGTCGATCGTGCGCGCCGCCATCCGCACAAGCGCGAGGCTCGCCCAAGTTGCGCTCTTCGGAACGAGGCGCGCCCATAAATCGCCACCCCCTTCCTTGTCCACGAGGTCCGTCTTCCACCAGCCGAGTCGAGGTGGATCGCCCGCGGTTTCACCGGCCCATGCAACCGCAAGTTGCAGCGCAAGAATGTCGTCGAGCTGCGCAGGCGTGAGCCGCGCCGTCGACGAAAGGTCGGGTGCTGCCGGCGCGAGCACCCTCGTTTTCCTGTGCCGTTTCATCTGTCGGAACTCCGGCAGATGCGGCTCGCGTGCGCGCCGCTGATCCCGAAACGAGCGGCGAGGACCTTGAGGATGGCGCCAGAGGCACGCAATTGCCGCGCTTCTTCGACCTGCGCCCCCGTGAGCTTCAGGCCGCCGGCGGCACCTCGCGGGCCACTGCCCCAAGGCTTGCGTTTTCGCACTTCGCGGTAGGGCGCGGAGCCCCTGGTAATGACCAGCGCATATCGCGCGCTGATCCCGAATCGGGCCGCTATCTCCGTTCCCAACGCGCCTTCCGCGCGCATCATGCGGGCGCTGTGAAGATCAGCCTCGGTCAGCTTCAATCGGCCGGCTCGCCAAAACGCACTCGCCGGTGGCTTTCGGCTCGGAAACTTGCACGCCCGTGCTCCGCGGTAGACGCATTCAATGCAACGCTTTCGATGCGCGCGCTGGCGCTGACCGCACTGCCGGCTGCAGTAAGTCGCCAGAGATCCGGTATTGCGTCCAGTCGATCGAGCCGCTTTGCCGCATGGGCACTTGGTCGTCGAGGCACGAAAGGCTCGGATCTCCTGCGTCAGTTCGGCGATGCGCTTACGCTTCCACACGCGCAGCCGGCAGGATCGCGAGCAGAACTTCGCGATCTTGCCCTTGTAATACTGCGTGAAGATCGTCTTGCACTCTCGGCACGTCGAGCGCTCGGGACGCGCTCCGAACTTCGTCCGGCCGCCGGTCTCGACGTGGACCGACTGGTTAGGGTGGAACGAGCCCAGCGGGACGCGCGCCTCGATGGTCTCGGCGAGGACCTCGTAGAGCTCCTCTCGAAGGTTGCGCCAGGTCATGCTTGGCCCCCTGCGATCCGGTGGTGCGTGGCGCAGTAGAAGGCGTCCGGGCCGAGCTCGGGGCGGCGCCTCGCGCAGTGCCGGCAGAGGGCGCGATCGCATGTGCCTTTGCCCGAAGGGCGGTTCACGACGTAGGCGCATTCGGTGATGCTCGCGACGCCACACCCCGGGCCCGTGCAGCGCGGCCGGCGCTTGCGGCCGCAGAGAAAGACATGCGCGGTCATCTTCGGCTCCGGCTTCATGCGGCGACCTCGTCTTGGTTTGCCCTCGGCCTCACCCAGCCCGAATCCTCGGCGCGCCGGAGCCAATCGCGCAGGGTGTCGCGCGAGATGCCGAACGCGCGCGCGAGCATGGCGCGGTGGGGGAAGGCCTCGTAAATGCGTGCGGCGAGCTGCTCGCGGGCGGTCGCCAGGCGCCGGTCGACATGGCTTCGGTCGACGGTCAGGATCCGGCTCGGCTCGAGACCGTAGCGGCGGCCGACTTCAATCGCGCTCCTCTCGATGAGGGCGAAGACCCAGACCGGCGCGGTCGCAAGCGGGCGCTCGCCAAAAGCTTGTTCATAGGCGTTGAGAGACGTCATCGGGGCCCCCTTCAGTGCATGTGCTCAGGGGCGAGGAAGTACGCCTCGCCCAACACCTGGTTCACCGTTTCTCGATCCGCGCTGCGCATCGCGAAGAGCAGACGCGCTTCGAGCTGCGTCCAGTCGATCGCGTTGTATTTCGTCGTGCCGACCGTCGCCGTCCAAAGCCTGTGAAACTCGACGAAGGGGCTCTGCGGATCGAGCGCCTCGTAGGCCTGGTCGAGTTCCTCGATCGGCCAGCATGCCGGGTCTTTCGGAAACTCGGCGTAGGCGGCCATGAGCCGCTTCACGCGCTGCGCCAGCGCCTCGAGCCTTTTCCAGCGGTCGAGCATGAAATGCGTCGGCCGGTCGAGAAGGTGCAGGCTTTGCGCCGTGCCCTGTAGCGCGAGCTCGAACCGGTCGCGCTCCTCTTTGTAATGGCTTCGCGAATCGACCAGGCGGTGCAAGAGCGGCAGGAAAGCCGGCGGCAGGAGCGAGAGGCAATCGGGCGCGTGCTCGACGACCTCGCCGTCCTTCCACTTGCACTTAGGGCAGCGGATCGTCAGCTTCGCGCCGGCGGAGCGCAGAAGCTCGAACAGCTCGCGCATGAAGCGCGCATTTTCTTCCTCAGGCAGAAGACCCCCCAGCGCGCTCACCGCTTTGCCCTCGTCTCAAGCGGCGCGGTCATGTAGGTCACGCTCACCTGGCGCTCGGCGAAAAAGGTGCGGCCGCACCCATCGCCCGTGCATTGGATCTCGGTGCTATCGCGCGTCTTGAAGTATTCGTCCGGGTCGGTGTGTCGGTGGCGGCAGTGCGGGCAGACGACCGACTGTCCATCGTAGACCTCGAGCACCGGCGGCATGGTCGAGGTCATAGCGACACGCTCCGCAGCGGTCGTGCCCCCTGCTGAAACTGAAACCGCCGAGCAAGAGCGCGCGCCTCGTCCCAGCCGATGGCGTCGACAAGATCGATCGCTTCTTTCAGCTCGGCGAGGGTGCGGTCGTCGGCCGAGGCGCGCGCGACGTAGGCGGCCGTGCGCACCTCGGGCTCGCGCGCCTTCAGGATCCCGCTCGCCGGCGGCGGCCCGTGCTTCTTCTTCTTTTTGGGCTTTGTCTTCGGCTTGAGGATCTTGGCCGACTTCGGCTCGGCGGCGGCGGCCGGCTCGGGCTCGAGCAGGGCGGGGCCGATCTGCGGCGATGGTTTACGTCGCGTGATCTTGCGCCGGCATTCGTTGCAGAGCCCCTCGGTTCCGACCGGCACGGGCGTGTCGAGACGGCGCTTTCGGAGCTGGCGATTGCACTTCTTGCACTCATTCATTTCCTTCTCCTGTGCTGTGAGAGGCGGCGGGGCGGGCAAACGCTTGGCGGTATTCAAGTTCGCGATGAATTGGCTCTTCTTCTTCGGGGTGCTCTTGACGACGACGGGGGCGCTCTTCGCCTTCGCCTTGCTCTTGGCGAGGCCGCGCGCGAAGCCTTGAAACCCCCAGTTGAAACCGGGGCTCTTGGCCGCGCGTTCGAGCACGGCCGAGGGAAGCGCGCCGCCCGAGTTTTTCTCGACGACGGGGCCGACCGGGCAGTTGAAACACGCGCTCATCGTTTGGTTACGGGCCATGACGAGCGAGCGTCGGCCGACGCAGGCCGCGGCCTTGAGGCGGCAGCTGTACGGCTCACACGAGATAAAGTCCTCCCGACTGGTGACGTCCTCGGGGGCCTTTACCTCGATGCCGCTCATGCGAAGAGCTCGCGGTTAAGGTCGATGGGATCGCCCTTCGGCGGCACGACCAGGTTGAGCGCGCGTAAAAGGCGGAGCGCGCGGCTCGTCGCGCCGCCGTCCTGGTAGTTGCAGACGCCGAGCAGATCGCGCTTCGAGAGCGGGCCCGCTTCGCGCAGCGCGCAGAGCATCGCGCGCGGCATGATGGGCACCTTCTGTGACCAGTAGTCGAAGAGGGCGGCGCCGGTCGGTAGCTGCTCGTAGGAGCCGAGCGCGGCGAGGCCCGCATGTGTGATGTTGTAGAGGTCGTTCTCGACGACGATGTGGTTCAAGCGCTTCAGGCGCGAGAGCGATCGACTCGTTGCGCCGCCATCGCGGTAGCCGGCGATCGCGAGCAGGTGCTTTTTGGTGCGGCCCCAGGGTTGCTGGGCGAGGGCGACGAGAAACCGCCGGTCCATCGTCGGCAGCTCGCCGCCGTCGTCCGGCTCGAGGGCCGCCGGCGCCTTCGCCGCCGCCGCCTTCTTGGGCAGCGTGGCCGGCCGGGACCGTAGAACGTGATCGGCTCGGAGGATGCCGTTGGCGCTGCCGCTGCTCGCGACACCCTTGAGCATCTTCTCCGCGGCCGCGACCAACATCTGCTCCGCCTTTTTCCACTTGGCGACGATGTCTTCGATGTCCGCGCCGAGGTCGCACACGAGCGTCCGATCCTCCTTGGTGAGGACGGGCACTTCGATCCTCTCGACGACGGGGGGGGGCGCCGCCGTCGCCTGCAGCTTCTTGAGCTGCCCCTTCAAGTCCGCGATTTCCTTGCGGAGCTCGCGGGGGTCTTCCTGTTTTGCCTTCTCGATCGTGGCGACCATGCGCTTTCGGAAAGCGTCGAGGTCGACGTCTGCCATCGTCTTCGGCTTCGATTGCTTGTGGCCGGGTTTCGGGGTCGCGCCCGAGTCGAAGGTCTCGATGGGCAGAACTTCCGCCTTCTGGAAGATCCCCTTGTCGGTCGGCCACGCCGGCGACCAGAACCACGCCGTGCCGACGGGTAGCGCTGGGAGCGTCTCCATCAACAAATCGCGCTGCTCTTTGGTGCCGTGGACATCGATCCAATCGTTGATGGCGGCAAGATCCTGCGGCGCGATCGTCTTCAGCGTGATGAGAAGCTCGATTTGCGTCAGCACGTTTTTGCTGAGAACGGCCGAGCGCTGCGTCACCATGATGCAGCCGATGCCGCGCTGGCCGCCGCGGCGCACGATGTCGTTGGCCGCGCCGAGCATGCGTTCCTCGGACGTGCCCTTCATCGGCTTTTGCGGCGCGATCGCGTCGGCTTCGTCGATGACGAGCATCACGGGGGTGCGGTACTGCTCTTGCGCCTTCAAGCGGTAGACCGTCTCGAGAAACGCGGCCATGAACGTCGCGACCTGCGCTTTGCTGAAGAGCGAGAGGTCGAGCAGGATGCTGACCCGCTCTTCGACGACCAGGTGGGCGACGAGCTCGCCGCTCGTGTGCTCGAGCGGGACGTCGGCATGCTCGCCGCCAAGGATGGTCACCTTCAGGCCGGGGCCTTTGCCATCGGCCGCCGACCGAATGCCCCACCAGTCGCCCTTCGGATCGACGATGACCACCTGCTGCTCAGCGCGAAGGAGCTGCTCGACCAGGCGGCGCGCGAGGTAGCTCTTACCCGCCCGTCGCTTGGCGAGAATCCCGATCGCCTGGGTCACGGTGTCGAGCGGCAAAGAGACGCCGTTCGCGATGGCGAGCTTGCTCATCGGCCGTCCCCCGAGTGCTGCTCGCGCTGGCGGGCCTCTTCGGGCGTGAGCTCGTGGCCGGCGGAGCGAGCGGCGCCGCGCGCGGCATCGGGGGCGCCGCCGTACTCGTCGCCGATGTAGCAGCACTCGCCGAGGCCGCAGGCGTGGCCGAGCACGCCGCACCGCGTGCCGCGCCAGCAGCACCCCTTGTGGCATTCGAAGTAGTAGCCCGCTTTGCCGCAGGGGTAGCCCGGGGTCGCGTTCACGGGGATGGGCTTTTGATCGCAGCTCGTGATGATGCTGACGACCGCGAGGGCCGAAACGACGGCGATGAAAATGACGAGCAGCGTTGGGGCGACGGCGCGAAAGAGCCTCATTCGGTCCTCACTTTCGGGGCGAACATTTCATTGGGAAAAGGCTTCTGGACCCGGGCGAGATAGACGACCGTGTCGACGTTGATGGCCTCGCGAAAGGCGAAGAGGGCCTGCTTGTAGAACTCGCGCGCGAGGAGAAACCGGCGGAGCTCTTCGCCCGCGAAGCTCCATTGCGGGGGCAGCTGGCGCACAAATTCGGACATGACATCGATGTGCGCGCTCGCGCTCGCGTCCGGGACCGTGAGCCGCATGAACGCGTGCGCGAGACCCCAGGTCGATCGCACGTGCGCGTTCGGGCCGAAGTCCGGAAGGTGACGCACGTGAATGCCCGAGAAGCTGTACTCGTCGACGCGCAGCGACTGCTCGGAAATGAGCTGGCCGTTCTCGACGACCGCGCAGAGCGCATCGCGGTCGCCCGTCTCGGTCGTCACGCCGCGGAAGTAGATGCCGTCCTCGCGCGGGTCGACCGGCGCCTCGTCGGCCGCCGGCGGTTGCGTCGATGACGGCATCACGAAAGACGCGAGCAGCTGCATCTTTTCGAAGGGGCCGGGCGGCGCGGCGTGGTTACCGGGCTGAATGGAGTACGCGACGAAACCTTGGCAATCGCAACCGGACACGTCGCAGGTGCGCGGCTCGTGAATGAGCAAGCCGTGGTCGCCGGGCGTATGACCACACTCTGCGCAGAGTCGAGCGGTCACGGGTCCTCCATGGTCGGCTCTGCGAGAAACCGCTCGGCGACCTCGTCGGGGATCTCGAAGAAGCCCGTATTGCCCTTCCACGCGAGGAAGGGCTTTCGGCGCGTGCCCTTCAGCACAAATCCGTATTGCCCGGTCATGTGCCAGCGGATGTCGACGCCGTTGCGGTTGGCGATCTTGATGCCCTGCTTCTGGTCGTACTCCGACTCGATCGGTGCGATGACATCCGCGACGGTCGTGACGCCGACCAGGCCCCCGAGCTCGAGCTGCTCTTTCGAGGGAGGGCGCAGGCCCGATCGCAACATCCAGGCGATCGCCTCGCGGTGCTCGACCTTCGTCATGCCCTGCGCTGCGTGCAGGAGGACATCGAAGGGGGGGCGCCGGCCTTTACTTTGCGGCGACCAGACGCGATTTTCGATCCCCTTCGGGCCGAGCGCGTTGCCGTTCGAATAGACGCAAGCGGCGCACCACGGTTGGCGCAGCGATAGCGCGATCATTCGAAGGCCCTCGCGTGCTCGAGGATCTCGGGGTCGATGAGGCACCGGCAGAAAACGACGCCGTACGTTGCGCCCATCTGCTGATCTCGTCGACAGACGATGACCTCGTAGGGCCGCGGAGGCTGGCCTTCGTAGTCACGAATGCCCCAGTCGCGGCACGGCCCGTCTTCCGAGGGGCCAAGCCTCGTCTCGATCTTGAGGGTGACGCTCGCGTCGCGCCTGCATCCGAGGGCGAGCGCGGCGATGCCGAGCAGGCGCAGAAGACGCACGCGCGCGAACCGAATGCGCGTGCGCCATGCCGTAAGCCGCTCCGACAACGATGCTGGGCGATGAGAGCGAAACATCAATGCCTCTCGCCCTGCGGCGGCGGGCCGATGGGCCTCGGGTTGTCAGCGCTGCCGAGCCGCGCCTCTTCCGTGCGCTTCTCGACTTCGAGCTCGTCATCGGTGAGGTCGGCGCCCGGGCGCTCGGGCGGCGCATCGTCGTCGAACCGCACCGGATCGGGAAGGTCGCGCGGATTCGCCATCGATCCGGGCTTGGCGGTCGGGTCGCGGTGGAAGGGGGGCGGGGCCGGATCGGTCGGGTGCCTGGCAGGCGGCGGCTCGGCATCGAGCAACGCACCGGCGAGCACACCCGGGCCTTCGAAATCCGCCGGGGTTTCCGCCGGTGGCGGCGCCGCCGCGCGTTCGATGCCGTGCTCGCGCTCGGCGTCCATTCGGTTGACGTCGCGCCGGCGCTCCCAGTTTTTCAGCTCGGTCACCTTCTTGCGGTTGGCCTGCACCCTGCGCTCGGCTTCGGCGGCCGACACAATCTCGGGCGAGTATTCGAAAGAGCGCTGCTTGGCTTTCTTGCGCTCGTCCTCGTCCATCTCACGGGTGTCGAACGACTCGCCAGTGTCCATCCGAATGAACTCGACGCGGAACGTCGCGAGGTTCGGGCTCTCGTAGCATTCGACGACGCGCTCTTCGCGCCCGGTCTCCGCGGCTACGGCGAGCGCCTTGATCCGTTTTTCGAGCTCCTTTTCCCCCGCTTTCATCTCGGCGTGTTTGACCGAGTGCTCTTCCTTCATCAGCACCAGCTGGCGCACGGTCCCCATGCCGGCGCGCGCGCGCTCGTCGCGCTCGACCTCGTTCAGGTCGCACGGCAAGATCTGTGTCCACGTGTCTCTACGCATGTCCCCCCCTTTCGACTGCCGGAACTAACTAGACGCTATCTAGGTGCTACTTTCCCCCCGAGCGCGGTCGGCTATTGCCAATCGCGGTCGGTGAAGTTGTCGAACCGGGTCATGGCCGCCCAGAATTTCAGGCGCGCCGATCCGGTGGTGCCGTTGCGCTGCTTGCCGAGGATGGCCTGGGCCGTGCCCTTCGTCTCTTCGGTGACCTCTTTTTGCCGCAGAATCTCGTAGTATTCCTGGCGGTAAAGAAAGAGGACGTTGTCGGCGTCCTGCTCGAGGGCGCCCGACTCGCGAAGGTCAGAGAGCTGGGGGATAGGCGGCGAGCGGTCCTCGACGTCGCGGTTCAACTGGGCGACGGCGAGGATGTGGATCCGCTCCTCTTTGGCCGCGTGCTTCAAGCTCCGGCTGATCTCGGCGATCTCCTGCTCGCGCGGCACGCCGCGCTTGCCCGAGATCATGAGCTGCATGTAGTCGATGGCCGCGATGCGCAGCTTGTACCCGGCGCGCGCGGCCTTGTGCTTCATCAAGCGCAGCTTCGTGCGGAAGGCGCCGATCGATAGGCTCGGGGTTTCGTCCATCCAGATCGGCAGGTGGGCGAGGTCCTCGCAGGCGCGGGCGAGCCGCCCGTGGTCGTCGCCGTCGAGCTCTCGCTTTTGCAGCTTGCCGTAGTCGACGTATCCATGGGCGCAGGCGGCGCGCGCCCAAAGCTGCTCCTTTGGCATCTCGATCGAGAAGACGCCGGCCGCCGTCGGCAGCTCGGCATCCTCCGGGTCGCGCTGCTGGGGCCACGCGAGGTTGATGATCGCGCCCATCATGAAGGACGTTTTGCCCATGCCGGGGCGGGCGGCGATGACGGTCACCTCGCCCATGCGAAGCGAGAGGATCTTGTCGAGGTCGATGTAGCCGAGCTTCAGCCCGAGCGTGTCGATGTCAGTCGCGTGGAGCGACTTCATGAACGCGTCGGTCAGCTCGTACGCGCTCACGATCGGCGAGCGCTCTTCGACGTCGCAGGCCTCGGCGATCTCGGTCTGACACCGATCGAGGAAGGCTTCCCCCTGCTCGCCGGCCACGCCGACGTAGGCCTCGGCGACGAGCTCCTGGCACTTGACGATCACGGCGCGGGTGCGCGCATGGTCGCGAACGATCTTGGCGTAGTTCTCGATGTGGGCGACGGCGGGGACGGAGTCGACGAGCTGGGCGAGGTAGGAGCTGCCGCCGATTTGCTGGATGCGGCCCATCACCTCGAGCTGATGCTTCACGCTGACCACATCGACAGGCGTGCCGGCCTGGTAGACGAGGCCGATGGCCTCGTAGATCCAGCGGTTCGCCTCCGAGTAGAAGTGCTGGGGGATAAGGATATTGGCGCTGGTGACGTAGGCCTCGAGCTCGAGGAGCGACGCCGAGATGCATGCCGCCTCGGCCTCGAGGTCGTGCGGCGGGATACGCCCCTGCGCGGGCATCAGTTGCTTCGGCTCGCGGGTGGCGGCGGCGGGCATCATGCGCGCACCCCCGAGCGGCGCGCGACGGCCGCTTTCCGATCGGCGCGCGCGGCCGTGCACTTACCGCAGACGCAATGCCCGCCGCGAAGGCGCCGACAGTATGCGCAAAGGTGATTCCTCGGGCGCAGCTCGACCCAGTCGCACAGGAACGGCGCGAGGTGTGGCGTGCCGTCGGACCGGCGCATCTTCGAGCAGGCGGGCGCGCCGTCGGCGTCGATGTAGTGCGCGAAGGCTTCCCAGCGCTTGGAGGCCCAGCCGCTCATCGGCCCCTCTTGCGCTGCGGCGGCTTGCGGGTCGCAGCGTTGGTGAGGAGCTGGATCGCGGCATCCAGCGCCGACGCGTCTTCGAGATGGTGGGCGGCCTCAAAGTTGGGCGGATCATTGGCCCATTCGCGCGACTGCTCGGCCTCGGCCCGGAAGAACGCGATAGCTTCGCGGCGCGCGCGGAGCGGTTGCGCGCGCCATTGGGCGACCGCGGTAGCGAGATGCCGCGGTGTCATCGTCCGCCCCTCAAGAGTTCGGCGCGGTCGTGGTCGAGCAGCCTTTGACGAAGCTGCTCAGCGGCCCGACGGATGCGGCCCTCACCGCCGAGAAGGTGGTCGTCCTCGATGGCCTGAAACGGGCCGGCGCCATCCTTCGCGAACGCCAGCATGACCGGCGCGCCCTGGACAAGCTCGACCAGCTTTTCGGCTGCCGCGACCAAGGGACCAAGGGTGTCTGGCAGCGCGCTCATTGGCCGGGCTCCTGGGTGACGAGAGCGCGCGCGAACTCGGCGACGACCAGGAGGCAGTCAGGGCAGAGATCGCCGTCGTTCCACTCCCGTGGGAAATCGACGGTGACGTGCTTGTGGCAGTGGCCGCAGCAGGGATCCGGCTCGGGGTCCAGGCGCGATTCGTCGACGTTCGCGAAGATCCTTCGAAGCTCGTCGTGCGCGCTCATCGCGGCCGCCGCGTCGAGAGCTTGACCACGTTGGGGGCCTGCTTGCTCTGCGCGCGCGCGGCGAGGGCGGTTGCTATCTCGGCGGCCTCTGGGATAAGACCCTCAGCAATGGCCTTCTCGAGCCCCATCCGCAGCGCGTTGACCACGGGGTCCAGGTCCGACTGCTGAGCGACTGCTACCACTTCTCCCGTCACTTCCGGCAATGACGAAGTGCTTGGGGTACCGGTGGGAAGTGGAGGGTCGTCGTCGTTCAGCGGGTTCGAGTCCTGGCGCTGGAGCCAAAAAACCCGCCGAGGCGGTTTTTTTTGGCTCCATCGACCGGCTCTGCCGCGGCTTGGTGAGCCTGCAGAAGAAGTAGGCGCCACCCATTGCACGTTTTCCCTGCCTGGGATGTGATCAAGCGCTGCGCGCAGAACCGCACCCTCTGTGCCTTCGACGACTTCCATGAGCCGCTTGTTCTTATGGTCGACGATCATCGTGACGAAGCGGCGTCGCGCGTATCTAAAGGACGCTCTATTTGGGGGGCATCATGCCGAGCTGGGCCAGAAGCTCAAGGGAATTCGCGTACTGCCACTGTTTGGCGATCTTGCCGTCCTCGAAGTGCATGACGGTGATCCCGTGCAGTGTGACGCGCTTGTCCAAAGGCTTAGCCCTGAAGATCGCGATCTCGTCGGTCTCCGTGATGACGTCGTCTCCTGCGGCGAAGTTGACGGGCTTCGCAGCGATCTTGA